CCGCCTGCACCACCCCAGGTCTTTCCAAGCGAAGCGCCCCCTCCTCCTCGGTGGTGGCGGGCGGGCCGCCGTGCGGCTCGCGCGCGCGTCACAGACGGATGGAGGAGGACGGAGTCCTCCGTAAAGACGTCTGTGGTTCTGTCCGGTGGGTGGGTGGACGTGAGGAGCGAAGCGACGAACGTGCACACACCCTGAGGACATGTACCTGTTCTTAGGCCGTGTATGCGCTGGTCGCCTAGATGCATCTCTGTTTTTTCCGAGAGTTGGCGGTCTTTGGCTGCCAATGGCAACCCCATCAAAGTAGGACATACTGACCAACTTTTGGGCTACTTCTCGGGGACTGCCCACGAGGTGGACCCATAAGCCCCTGACCAGGTCTTTCTCTTCCGCTCTAGTGGTGGGGGACTGGCAGAAATGCGCGTTGACCCTGGAAAAGTCGACTATTAATCGGGATTAATCGGACATCGATCGGGCCGGTCTACCATCACCCCATGGCCGCGATGACCTTTGTGACCGCCACGAGCGGCACCAGCGACACCGTCCCTCCGGACTTCACCACGGCGATCGGCCGCATCCGGGCGCTCATCCCCGACGTCGAGCAGGTCGACTACACGGGCGAGGACGAGCCGGAGTACATGTTCTCCGACCTGCACCTGAGCGCCCTGTACGAGATCGCCCCCGGCGAGACGAATGCGCGGATCTACCGGGCCGCCGCCTCGGCGCTGCGGGCGCTCGCCGTCTCCGAGGGTCTGATCCAGAAGGTCATCCGGACGGAAGACCTCCAGACCGACGGCGCGAAGCTGGCCTCGGCCCTGCTGGCCGCAGCCCGGCAGCTCGACGACCGGGCCGACCAGGTGGACGAGGACTCCGAGATCATGCAGATCGTGGACTTCCAGCCGCTTCCGCAGGAGACCTTCCCGTACTCGCTGCGGGGCTTCCCCGCCGCGTACACGTACGGACTCACGGGTTTCAGGGGCTGGCTGTAGCCGGATCGGAGGGATACCGGCCCGTAGGGCTTCTCATCCAGGGGAATCCGAGTAGGTTTCCTCGGATCTGCCGCGAGGGATGAGGCCCAGATGGACGACCGCGAGTTCCTTCCCCCGATCACCGTGATCCGCGAGTCCGGAGCGATCCGGGTCACCTGCGACAGCGTCACGGCCGTGTTCGAGGAAGGAGGGGCGGAGCCCTCGGATGCTCCGCCCCTGCTGGTGCGCGTTTTCCGCGCCGTGATGGCGGATCTCCAGCCACCACTGCGTGCAGAATAGCTGCATGGCCTCACTCAACCGTCGAACAGCCCTCGATCCGCGCTGGCCGTGGCATCAGCGGTCTGCCGCGATCGGCCACATGAACGCCCAGGTGGAGATCTTCCGCCGACCCGAACAGGGTGGCGACTACGGATTCGATCCGGCGACGGGCGGCCTCACGATTCCCGACGGAGCGGGCGGGGAGAAGTTCCCCGAGCTGATCCTGCTGTACCGGGGTGACGGCCGGGTCGTGAACAACAAGGACTGGCGCGCCCGCGTGCGTACGCAGCGCGGCGACATGGGCACCGTCCACGCGATCCGCGTCCAGGTCCCCATCGCGAAGTCTCCGCCGGTCCACGCGAACGACATCATCCGGGTGATCGACAGTCCTCCGGACCAGGAACTGACCCACTACATTTTCCACGTACGCAACCCTCTGATGTCGTCGAACGCATGGCTTCGGAACTGCCTCTGCGACGTGGACGCGGCGCACCCGCAGACGCTTCCGCCGCCGTTCGAGGGCACTCCGGCCGTCGTCCTCCAGGACGGCCAGTGGGTGATCGGACCGTGATGACGAGGCAGGGGTACGCGTGGGTCTGAAGATTGCTCTTCTGAGCAGGGACAACGGAGTTGGGCTCTCGCTCGACGTCGGGCTCCTTCGTGAGCTGTTCACCTCGGCCGGGCACGAGGTCGAGTTCTACGACTGGCAGTCCAAGACGATGCCGCGCGCGGATGTGGCGTTTCACCTGGAACTGGTGAGCCGGAATCTCGCGCAGAACGCGGCCAGGAACATCGCCATTCTGAACCTGGAATGGTTCCCGTCGGAATGGATGAAGTACCTGCCCGCCTTCAACCAGATCTGGGCGAAGAGCCGGTACGCGTACGACTTCTGCCGGATGCGGGGCGGCCGGGGAGTCACCCTGACCGGCTTCCTGGGCCAGGACCGCCTGGACGAGTCCGTGGAGCGCGAACTGCGGGTGCTGCACCTGCGCGGCCGGTCGACGATGAAGGGCACCGAGAAGGTCGTCGAGGCGTGGCGGACCAACCCGGACCTGCCCCCGCTCACGATCGTCTCCAAGGAGCCGCTGACGGTGCCGGACGGCGTGACGGTCATCGAGTCGCCCTCCGACAAGGAGCTGACCCGGATCATCAACCAGCACGCGATCCACCTGTGCCCCTCGACGGCGGAGGGGTGGGGGCACTACATCGTCGAAGGCATGTCGGCGGGGGCCGTGGTCATCACGACCGACGCCTCGCCGATGAACGAGCACATCCGGCCCGAGTGGGGCTACCTGGTGGGCGTGCGCTCGAAGTCGCGGCACCACATGTCGGAGCAGGTGTTCACCACGCCGGAGTTCATCGCGGAGGCCACCCGGAGGGCCGCCGCACTCCCCGAGCCCGTCCGGGCCGGGGTGGGGAAGCGGGCCAGGGATCACTTCCTGGCCAGGAACGAGGAGTTCAGCAGGATGGCGCTCGATCTGGTGGAGAAGGTCTGATGCGGCACGTGGTGCTCGTACCGGCCTGGCGGCGGCCGGACATGCTGTACGCCTGCCTGAGCCGCCTGGAGAAGGCGGCACGGCCGGGTGTCGAGGTGGTCGTCAGCCTGGACCGGGGCTACGACAAGGAGACGCGGGAGGTCGCGAACCGCTTCACCGGCCGCCTGCCGGTGCTGTACCTGCGGCTGATGCATCACCACATGTTCCGGGGGAACTCCTACAACGTCCTCTCCGGGCTCGCGGACTGCCTGAAGAGCAGCCCCGACCTCGTCCACGTGGTGGAAGAGGACATCATGGTGGCTGACGGGTACTTCGAGTTCCACGAGGCGATGCACCGCGCGGAGCCGGGCGCGTTCGCGGTGAGCGCCTGCCGGAACCAGAACGCACCCGCCACGGGTGCGGCGTACCTGCACCCGTCCTACCAGTCGCTCGGCGTCTCCATGCGGCCGGATGTCGTCGAGCGGCTGGCCAGGCACACCAACCCGGTGTACTTCGGCGACATGGTGATGTACTGCCGCAAGAATTTCCCCGCGAGCCGGATTCCGCCCGGCCATGCGGAGCAGGACGGCCTGATCAACCGGGTGCGCGAGAGCCTGGACGGGAAGACGGTCTACGCGGAACGCCCGCGTGCGTACCACGCGGGATTCCACGGCTACAACCGGACCGGCACCAAGCTCACGGAGGGGCCGTACTGGGAGAGGGCTGAGAGGATTCTCTCGATGACCTCGGACGACCTGAACGCGATGGCCGGGGAGATCAAGGACTACGAGGCGTTCGACCTGGACGAAGTCCTTCCGCTGGACCAGGAGGAGCGGGCCCTTTCGGCTGGACGTCCCTGGGTCAAACTGTAAGAACCGAGGTGGACGCAGATGGCTTACATCGGAATCAAGTACAACTACAAGTTCGGTGGCACGAACCGCTATTACGGCAGCGGTACGCCGAGCGGTGCCTTCGATGCGGGCCTCTCCGCGTTCGTCGTCGACCACCTCAACAAGTCCCGGCAGCAGCTCGTCCTGGAGATGTCGAACGCGCGCCGTCGCGGCGAGGGGCAGGTGCGCGCGAAGAGCCGGGTGGACACCGGGCTGATGAAGCGCTCCGTCACGGGGACCGGCGACTTCGGCACCGACATCCTGAAGATCAGCTTCGGCTGGGAGCACCGCGAGCCCTTCTACGCGCCCTTCCAGGAGTTCGGCACGAGGACCGGCATCACGCCGATGATGGCGGTTTTGGACGCCTTCAACCGCGTGACGACGGAACTCCAGGCCCGGATCGGCGGTCGCTGATGGCTTCCCTGCTCGACTGGCAGCTCGACATCTTCCACCGGCTGGACACCGGCCTGCCGAATACGCCCGTGTATCTGGAGGGAGTTCCGGAGAACACGGAAATCGTGAAAGACCCCTCGGCCTTCTACAAGCCGAGCCTGATTCTGTGGTTCGGCCAGGCTTTCGACGTGTCGGGATTCGGAGGACGAATCTCCATCTCCGATCTGTGCGGAAGCGGGGCGGATGGAGGTGTGACGAAGCAGGCGGCCTTCATCGTCGAGTCCGTCGCCCCCTCCGGCCTGTCGCTCCTCCAGCTCGCGCAGGCGGCCAGGGATCTGCTGCACGGGTACCGACCGGCCGGGCAGGGGGAGCTTTCCGAAGCGGGATCGGGCACCGTGCGAGACCCGTATCCGGTCGGTATCGGCGACACTCTCCGGTTCTATCTCGCGATCGGATACCGGGGCCTGATCAACGTCGGTCCGCATACGGAGCCGGGTTCCTGACCGCCAGAAGGTAACGTCTCCGACGAATGCCCCAGGTAACGCTTTCCTGGTTACACTCCCCCCGTAAGATCTTGCCTTCGGCCGGAGGTACCGAGCATGGCAGCAGTGAAGAGCCTTCCGCCGTCGCTCACCATCTGGTGGGTCGACGAGTCCGACCAGACGTCCCTCGGTTACGAGGGCGTCTACGGTGCGGGCTTCGCCGACATCGACCACCCGACGGCGGCGGAAATCAACGCAGGGATCAACATCTCCTGCGCCCTCACGACCGACCTGACCCTGGGCTGGACGGATCGCGACACCGACGACACTCGCGGACTCTGCGACGACTCGAACGTGGCGACCCCGACGGCCAAGAACTACGAGGGCCAGCTCAACGTCTTCATCGACCGCGACCCGAACAAGCTGGAGGAGTCGATCTACAACGACGTCCTCCACCTGTTCAAGAAGCCGCTCCGTTCCGGATACCTGGTGCAGCGCATCTCCAAGCACCCGGTGAACGACCCGGCGGCGGTCAACACGGACTGGGTCACGGTCTTCAAGTTCCTCAGCGGCGACCCGAACGTCATCAACGACGCGACGGCCCCGCTCCAGATGCAGCCGACGTTCTACGCGCAGGGCCGCTCCTCGGACGGTCTCGTGCAGGTCGGCAGCACCGGAAGCTGACGTACTACCCAAGGGACGGAACAGCATGACGCAGGACACCGTGGGGGCGGGCATCCCGGAGCCCGGCCCCGACAACTTCGACTTCCAGGCATGGCTCTCGGACACGGCCTCCTTCCCCGAGTTCGACCACACGGTCTACGTCGACCAGAAGAGCGGTGCCGAACTGGCCCGCGTGATCGACCAGATCGAGATCGTGACGCTGGAGGCCGAGCACATCGCGAAGCAGGTCGAGGAGCGCCGCAAGGGTGGCTCCGGCTCCTTCGTGGACCCCGTGCTCGACGATCTCCTCCGCCAACACGAGGAGGCGGCCAGTGAGGCGCAGGCGCTGATCGAGCGCAAGCGTGAGCTGAACGCGAACATCCTGGCCTCGGCCGTCACCCTCTCGTTCCAGGCGCGCACGCCGGAGGAGCTGGGCACGATCACCCGCGAGGCCACGCGGAACTTCCACCGCGAGAACCAGCAGTTCGCGAACGCCTCCGACGACAACCTGGACTACGTCACGCTGCGGACGCGGTACACCCTCACGGCCCAGCTCGCGCACTTCTGCACGGGCATGGAGGTCAGGGGCCGGAAGCTGCCGCCGCCGAGCCAGACCGACGCCGACGCCCTGCTGCGCAGGCTGATCACCTCCGAGACCATGCGGCTCATGGAGAAGATCGGCACCGAGCTGTCGGCGGCCCGCGACTGGACCGACAAGATCGATGCCGGGTTTCCTGGCGGAGGTGCTGACCTGGAAGACCGGGTCGTGGATCAGGCCGGTGCTGAAGGCGGCCCGGTCGTGGGGGGTTCCCCCGATGGTGATGCTGACCGGCGAGACGTCGGACTGGTCTGACCAGAGGAACCGCAAGCTGGCCGTGGCGCTGGAGATCCTGGACGAGGAGACCTGCAAGGGGTGCGGGACTCCGGCCTGGATCGGACGGTCGACCAACAACGAGATCATCTTCGACCTCAAAGGCACCGTCTGCTACGCCTGCGCCGAGCTGGAAAAGGACAAGGAAGCCCGGGAGAAGAACAGGGGCGGCGCACCCCGACTCAAGGGCGAGACGAAGTATGCGCGAGCACGTAACGTATGGGGTGCTGATCGCCCGCTGCCTTCGCGGGCGCACGCGTACAGGAACGACATGCCGAATGAGTGACCGGAACAGTGGAGGTCGGCCGTGGCAACCAGCTTCGACGCTACGGCCAGGATCAACCTCGACATCCGGGCATTCGCCCAGGGCGCTCAGGCCGTCACCAAGCAGGGCGGCCAGATGGAGAAGGTCTTCCAGAACCTGAACCAGGTCATCGGCAAGGTGGCACTGGTCGAGGACGACCTCGCCAAGAAGCTGAAGGCGTCGCTGACCGTCTACAACCAGATCATCAGCGCGACGAAGAACTACGCGTCGGCCGTTCAGGCCCTCTCGAAGAACGAGCAGTCCGGTGCCAAGGGTGCCGAGCTGATGGTCAAGGCGTTCCAGCAGCTCCGAAGCGCACTCGCCCAGATCGCACCGCTGGGCGAGAAGGAGTTCCAGCGCATCCAGCGGACGATCGTCCTGTACGAGCGGATGGCCAAGGTCATCCAGACCCTGGCCTCCGCGCAGAAGAGCATGTCGAGCGTCACCCAGAACGCGATCACGGCCGAGCAGAAGGAGGCCGCCGCCCGGCAGAAGGCGGCGCAGGCTGCGGCCAAGCAGGCGCTCGACGAGCAGAAGCTGGCGCTCGCGAAGGAGCGCCTGGCGGCCTCCACGGCGGCCTCCACGCAGAAGATGGCCCTGGAGGAGCAGAAGCTCGCCCTGGCCCGCGAGAAGGCCGCCCAGGCCGCCCAGCGAAGCCTCACCGCAGAGGAGCGGACGGCGCAGACGCGGCAGCGTCTCGTCGCCTCCAACCGGCAGCTCGACCAGAGCCAGGTCTCGGTCTCCTCGTCGACCTTCGCGCTCCGCAACTCGATCGGCCAGCTTGAGCAGGGCTTCCAGAACCTTCTGAATGTTGTTCAGAAAATCCCCACCGCCATGGCCAGCGCCGCCATTTCGCAGGAGCAGGCGTTCGCCCAGGTGGCCCGAGTCGTCGGCGAGGCCGAGGCGGCCTCCGTCGGTCTCCTTGAGCGCTTCCAGGAGATCGCGCAGAGCGCCCCGATCTCCTTCGAGGAGGTCGCCCGCATCGGTCAGCTCGGTGCCGCGATCGGCGTCTCCGAGCAGAACCTCGGCGACTTCACCGACACGATCGTGAAGTTCTCGCTGACCACGGGCGTGGCATCCGAAGAGGCGACGATCCTCCTCGGTCGTATCGCCCAGATGCAGAACGTGCCGATCTCGGAGATCGACCAGCTCGGCTCCGCGATCCTCGCTCTCGGTACGGCCTCGGCCGCCACCGACCAGGAGATCCTGCGCGTCAATGCGTCGATCGCCACGGTCTCGAACCTGTTCGGTCTCACCGCACAGGAGACCGCCGGTCTGTCGGCGGCTCTCGCCACCCTCCAGGTCCGGCCCGAGCTGTCGCGTGGTGCCCTGACCCGTGTCTTCAACGAGCTGACCCTGGCCATCGCGGACGGCGGGACCGAGCTGTCGAAGCTCGGCAAGGTCATGAACCTCACCGACGAAGAGGTGACCCGTCTCTTCAACAACCCTGCCATGCGGGGCGAGTTCCTTCAGCAGTTCATCCAGGGCCTGAGCCAGTTCGCGGGAGCGGGCGGTGACGTCCAGGGTGTTCTGCGCGAGCTGGGCATCAACGCGGTCCGCGACATCGACGTGTTCTCCCGCCTCGCGAACAACTTCGACATCGTCAAGGAGTCGTTCGAGCGCGCGAACACCGAGTTCGCCCGTGGCTCCGAGCTGAACCGGCAGTCGAAGGGCATCTACGAGACCACGGCCGCCGAGATCCAGAACCTCTCCGACGCCTTCCAGACGCTGCTCGCCAACCTCGGCGGCCCGCTGGCGAAGGCGCTCGGCGGCGTGGCGTCCTTCATCGCCGACGAGGTGCTGGCCCCGATCGCCCACCTGGGGCCCGTGATCCCCATCCTGGGCACGCTCGTCACGGTCGTCACGGCGGCCGGTGCGGCCTGGCTGATCTACCAGATCGCCCTCTCGAAGACCATCTCGTCGATGATCGCGGCCCGGGAACTCCAGAAGAACCTCGGCGTCAGCACTCTCAACCTGCGCACCGCGTTCAAGGTCTTCCGGGGCGAGCTGGACTCGACGGTCGCCGCCGAGACGGTCATGGTCAATGCGACCCGGGAGCTGGCCGGGACCACCCAGACGCTGGCCGGATCGCTCGCCCGTTCACAGGCCGGTATGCGGGCGTACGCCGCAGCGGCCGAGTCCTCCGCCCTCGGCCTCGGGACCCTGAGTGCCGCCACGGTGGCCGCCTCGCGCAACATGAACACGATGTTCCAGGCGGCGGCCACGCAGCGCGGCGTCCTGACGCAGCTCAACACGGCCGGGTCCGCGACGGCCCTGGCGATGACCGGGATCTCGGCGGCCAACATCAAGGCGGCCGACTCCCAGAAGCGCTTCGCCGACGCCTCCGGCCGGTTCGCTGGCCAGACCGCCCTGGCTGCCGGTGCCGTGAGCGGCCTGAACCGTTCGACGGTGCAGACCGTTCCGCTGCTGAGCGGCATGTCGACGAACATGCAGCGCGCGGCGCAGGCCGGTGCGTCCCTCGGCTCGGGCTTCACGGTGGCGGGTAACGCCGGACGCACGGCCGCGACGGCCTTCACGAACGTGGCGACGACCACGACCCGGGTCGGCCTGGCGGCCCGTGCGGCATCCTTCGCCTTCGGTCCGTGGGGCCTGGCGCTGACGACGATCGCGATCCTGCTCGGGCCGATGATCTCCGACATGGCGGCCTTCAGCTCGGAGGGCGAGCGCATCGCGGCTTCGGCCATGGAGGCGACCGGCGGCACGCAGGCCCTCGCGAACGCCATCAAGGCGGACACCGAGACCTTCAAGCAGACCGGCCAGGCGTACCGCACCATCTCCATCAGCGCCAAGGACATGGCGGACGCCACCAAGCGCAGCGCGGAGACGGCCCGGGACTCGGCGAAGGAGCAGCTTCGGGCGATCGAGTTGGTGAAGGGATCGTCCGCCGAGCTGGACAAGCAGGCCCAGGGGCACGACGAGGGCGCGCAGGCGGCCAGCCGGTACCTCCGGGAGATCGACAAGGCCAGCGGTGTCGTGGAGCGCTCGACGGACGTGCTGAAGGAGAACACGGTCGCGATCGGCGAGCAGACGAAGCAGTGGCTGCTGGACACCGCGCAGGCCGCCGCCTCGTCCTCGAAGCTGGCTGACGGCAGCAAGCGGAGCCAGGAGGCGCTGAAGCAGCTCGGGGACACGAGTGTCGACGTCGGCGACGTGCTGACCCGGTCTCTGGACGACCCGAAGGGTGCGACGAAGGAACTCGACGACGCAATCAAGCAGCTTGAGAAGACGATGGAGACCGAGGTCAAGGGCGGCATCATGCTCAACTCGGGTCCCCAGCTCAACGAGACGGGTGAGGCCGCCCGGCGCGCCCGGGACTTCCTGGAGGCCCTGCGCGAGACCGTGGGGGCCCAGGAGAGCGAGCTGACGAAGAACGCCCTGGCGGCCGACCTCCTGAAGAACGCCCTGGACGACACGGGCAAGGCGGCCACCTCGATGAGCGGCAACGTCAAGCTGGGCCGCGAGTCGCTGGAGGAGCTGGACACCACCGCCGAGGCCGCGCAGACCGCGATCGACGAGCTGGCGAAGACCTTCGAAGGGTTCGGTACTCCGCTCACCGCATTCAAGGCGGCGGCCGAATCGGCCTTCGAGGGCGCGGCCGACGCGGTCGGCCAGTTCTCGCTGAAGTCGAAGGGCGGCCTGGACGCCTACCTCAAGGAACTGGACAAGATCTCCAAGGCGCAGCGTGACTGGTCGGCGAATCTGATCAAGATCGCCACCACGCTCGGGCCGGACGTCGCGGAGCAGTTCCGCAAGCTCGGTCCGGAGGCCGCGCCCGCCCTGGCCGAGCTGGTCGACCTGTCGGCCGAGGAGCTGGAGAAGCTGGGGCCGCGCCTGCGGGAGATCGGCTCGACGGCGACCAGCGACCTGGCCGCCTCGATCATCGCGAACTCCGGCAAGGTGGAGAACGCCTCGATCCAGACCCGGAAGATCATCGCCGACGTCTTCGGTAACGCGATCGACGAGGCCAAGACCGCCGAGGACTTCGCCAAGGTCTCCAACCAGTACAAGCTGCTGGTGGAACAGCTCAACAAGTCGAAGATCAAGATCGACATCACGGCCGACCAGGCGAAGGCGCTCGACTCCCTCGACAAGGTCCGGGTCTTCATCGACCTGCTCAACACCAAGAGCATCAAGCCGGACGTGGCCATCGACATCGTCGGCGCGCTCGGTGACCTGACGAAGCTCCAGACCCTGATCGCGGAGGCCCAGGCGTCGGGCAAGCTCGACGCGACCGGCAAGGCGAAGCTGGACTCGATCCTCTTCCAGGCCCAGCTCACCCAGCTCTCGACCCTCGTGAAGGGTCTCCAGTCGCAGGGCCAGTTCGACGCCAACGGCAAGGCGAAGCTGGACGACACGGAGACGCGGACCAAGGTCGAAGAGCTGAAGGAGTTCCTGCGGAGCCAGGAGGGTCAGGGCCTGCTGAACCCGAAGGGCAAGGCACAGCTCAGCGACACCGACTACCGCGCCCAGATGCAGGCGCTCGCCACCGCGATCCTCGGCAAGGAGGCGGCCGGGGCGTTCGACGTGAACGGCGACGGCATCCTGAGCGACGACGAGTTCCTGAAGCTGCTGCGGGGCCTGGAGGCAGCGACCCGGGCGACCAACCGGGGCAAGCTCGACGTCAAGGGCAAGGCCGACATGGCCAACTACCGGGGCTTCACCGGGACCCTCGACAACATGGTCCAGTACGCCTACGACTCCGGCCGCGCGATTTCGCGGAACCTCTCGACGAGCGCCACGGTCTCGGTGGGCTACTACTACTACCAGAAGAACAGCCCCCCGGCGACGGCCTACGCGGCCAGCGGCGGCTGGATTCACGGGCCCGGCGGACCGACCTCGGACTCGATTCCGGCGATGCTCTCCGACGGCGAGTTCGTGGTGAACGCGGCAGCGGCCCGGCGCTTCGGTGCCCTGCTCCAGGTCATCAACGGGAGCGGCGGCCAGGGCATGGCCGGTGTGGCCCGGATGCTCGGGATGAACCAGGGGCCGAAGCTGCGCCCCATCCAGCTCGCGACCAACACGGGATCGGCGATGATGAACCGGGGCCTCGTGCAGCAGGCGACCCCGGAGCCGATCACGGCGACGGCCGGACCGTTCACGCCGCAGTCCTCCGGCGGCCCCCGGAACGTCTTCAACATCAACAACATGTACCCGCAGGCGGAGCCCACGTCGATGACCATCAACCGTTCGCTCGCCTACGCGGCCACGATCAGCGGGGTGTGAGATGGCGACCGCGTACTCGATCAACGGTTTCCTGATCGGCGGCAACGCCGTCAGCACGGGCATCTACCTGATGGAGGGGACGGAGTACGCCCCGGCGCTCGCCCCGCGCCGTGCGGTCATCGAGGTGCCGAACACGCACTACGCGATCCCCCAGTGGAACGACCCGCTCACCCAGATCACGATCGCCCTGAAGGTCCGCGTCTCCGGCTCCGACGCGGAGGACGCCGCCTCGCGGTGGAACACCCTGATGGGCCTGCTGGGGATGGGCACGAATCAGCCCATCACGCTCACCCGGCACCGGGGGTCCATCAGCGAGACCTGCGAGGCGCAGCTCGTCTCGATGGCGTCCCCCGACTTCTCGTGCCCGACGAGCCGGATCGACGCCACGATCATCTTCAGCTCCCCGCTGGGTGCCTGGCGGGGGCCGCAGACCGACGTCGTCTTCTTCAACGGCGCGTCCAACACGCTTCCGAACGCACTCCTCTCCACGCTCCCCATCGCGGATTCCCTGCTGCTCCTGAAGGGTCCCTGCACGTCTTTCGAGGTGACCGACAACACCTCCGACACCACCATCTTCTGGGGCGACGGAAGCTCGACGGTCAACTCCAGTCAGTGGCTCCTGATCGACCCCCGGTACATGCGCGCCCTCATCAAGACCTCTGCCAGCTTCAGCTTTTCGAGCGGTACCAACGTGACGGGTGCCCTCGAATTCCGGGACAACGGACCCCTCACCTTCACGTCACGCGGCTCCGGCGCTTTCGGGAACAGGACGGGCACTTTTGCCGTTACCACTGCTGGAGGAAACGCAGGAGTGACAGTCCGATCCCAGTACGCGGTGGTGTGAGATGAGCGAGAACACGCTTCGGGTCCGATTCCGTGCGTACGCGCCGAACGGCGCTGCCATCGGCATACTGCCGCACCCGCTTTCCTGGGAAGCCGGTCTTCCCTTCAACGACATGTCGTCGCTGACGATGACGTACCCCGACGGCTCGGAAGCGGCGGAACTTCTCAAAACTCCGTGTGAAGTCGCACTGGAACTCCAGAATCCGAAGACCGGAAACTACAACGAGTACGCCGGGTGCCGGTTCATCAACATCAAGCGTTCCGCGAACCTGGCCCAGCGACCCCGCGTTCTCTCCTTCACGATGCCTTCCTACGGGTGGCAGCTCAAGAAGGTCCGCTGGCTCAGCAAGGATAATTCCCGGCTAAACAAGGAAAACCGGATCGTCTACAAGACGAACGTCGGTCCGGGGCAGATTCTGAAGGATGTGCTGGACGAGTCCAAGGACCGGCAGAACATCCCCGGAATGTCCTACACCTTCAATGGCTCGGTCGACTCCGCAGGTGCGGCCTGGACGACGCTCGTCTCCGGCGACTACGACCTCGGCCAGGACGCCTGGTCGGTGATCGACGCGTTCGCCCGTCAGGGCATCGCCGACTGGTGGTTCAACCAGCGCGAGTTCGAAATCTTCCGGCCGGACACCGTCCTGCGGCGCACGCTCGACACCGACACCGGCATCAACATCCACTCCATGCTGGCCACGTCCGAGGAGCCGGTGGAGCGGACGTGGGAGGAGAACGCGGGCAGCCTCCTGGTCATCGGCGACACCCGCACGAGCAGGCTCCTCACGGCCAGCCCGGCCGCCGACCTCCCCTGGGGCCCCTGGGACGAGGCGTTCTCGGCCTCGGGTGTCACGAACAGCAGCTACCTCCAGATCATCGGCACGCGGATGCTCCAGACGAAGTACAAGTCCAGGGCGCAGTTCACCAAGCGCCTGATCTGGACGGAGGGGGCACCGGTACCACTGGCCGAGTACCGGCAGGGCGACTACATCCGCGCGATGGACGACACCGGGTCGCAGAAGGCGTCCATGCGCATCCATCAGATCACCCTCTCGGGGGTCGATCCGTACGGCGTCTCCATCGCGCTCACGCTGAACGACCGGTTCACCGACCGGGCCCTCCAGACGGAGCGCTGGGTCAGCCGCATCACGGGCGGCGGAGGGCCCGTGGGCGGCGGCGGAACGGGGGCCGGGCAGTCCAAGCCGCCGCCGCCCGCACAGGACAGCACGCCGCCGAAGGTGCCCGTCGCACCGGCCGTGCAGAACACGCCGTACTTCTCCGACCTCGGAGAGCCGGTGGCGATGGCGGACGTCTCGTTCGAGGTCGTCACCGAGGACATTCTGGACAACGACATCGAGGTGGTCCGCTACAACGTCGCGGCCCGCCGGTCGGACCACAACTTCCAGCAGGCCCGCGTCGTCCAGGTTCCGCAGCCCGCGTCGCCCTCGACCGGCCAGCGCATCCACGGATTCGTCCCCCTGCTGGACTCCGGCTTCACGTACTACTTCTCGGTGCAGGCGATCCGCCTGAGTGGCTACACCTCGGACTGGACTTCCGAGGTCGCCCAGGTGATGGCGTACCCGAACGAGGCACCCGAGATCCCGTCGGCACCCATCCTGTCCTCGAAGCTGAGCACGGTGAAGGCCGAGTGGAACGGCCTGGACGAGAACGGCCTGCCGTACGAGGCGTCGTTCCGCGAGATCCAGGTCGAGGCGTCCACGAACAACTCCACCTGGTTCCACGTCGGCGACATCTTCTCCCCCGGCTCCTCCGTCATCCTGTCGGGCAAGGGCGGGCTTCCCACCTGGAACGTCGGGAACACGGTCTACGTGCGCTTCCGGGCCCGGAACAGCGCGGCGGTCATCTCGGCACCCGGAGCCACCGCCTCGACCGTCGTCCTGGGTGTCTCCGGCCCGGACATCGCCGCGAACACCATCACGGCGAACAACATCGCCGCCGGTACGATCACCGCCGAGAAGATCAAGGCCCACAGCCTCTCGGTCGACGTGCTGGCCGTCGGCAACCCGAGCAATCTGTTCATCGACCCGGGCATGAACTCGGCGACGCTCAACGCCTTCCGCATCCAGACCGCCCAGAACTCCTCGGCGAGTGCGAACGTCTGGAGCGTGACGTCGGCGGGCAACATCCGCTTCGACCACAACTACACGGCGACGAACAACTACAGCCGGTTCAACCTGGTCAACAACGTCAACCTGGACTTCCCCACACAGGACTTCCCCGGGCCGACGGTGCCGAACGTGGAGTACCTGACCCCGGTCATCCGGCCGAACTCGGCCGACGGCACGGCGGGCAACATCAAGGGGCGGATGACCATCACGGTCACCGGCTGGCCCGCGAGCCCCGGCAGCGCCTTCCTCTCCGTGGCCATCCTGCAACGCCAGTTCACGCGGAACGGCGTGAGTACGCAGTTCGCCGGAGTCATCCGGCAGGATTTCCAGATCACCGCGAACGGAACCTTCGTCGTCGAGTCGGTCAACGGTTCGGAAATTCCTGCCGACGTCGTCGGCATCATTCCGTACATCTACATCCGGTCCGAGAACAGCGTTTCTCCGAACGTGGCGATCGAATTCTCCGACATCGAGATCTGGCAGGAGAACTCGGTATTCATCGGTGACGGCCGGATCACCGCTCCGCTCATCCAGGCGGACGCCATCGACGTCAACCGGCTCCGCGCGGACGCGATCACCTCGAAGCACTCGATCCGCTCCGCGTACTACGAGATGGTCAGCCAGTCGGGCGCGGTCACGATCAAGATCACGGAGAACGCCAACTTCTCCGGCCAGTCGGGCATCCGATGGGACGGCCTGATCCCTGCCGGAGGCTCCGGCCCCCGTATCTTCCAGGTGGACTCCGGCGGCTCCGGCGGATGGGACGCACGAGGGTTCGTCCTCTGCGGCCCCGAGCAGGTGACGAACTCCTCCGGCCGCGTCGACCTCCAGTTCGCGTACGGGATCGCGAACACCTACATGAAGCGGAGCTACGGCAGCGAGACCTTCGCCGTGCAGGGCATCTTCTGGGACACCTCGGTCGCCCGCTTCCGCATCGGCGGCATGTTCAACACGGGTCACTTCACGAACGACATGATCCGCTTCGACCGGCTGTCGTTCCAGAACGGCACGTACACCTACGGTGCCATCACCACGCGGCAGTACTACCCCATCCTCTGCCCGAACGCCAGCTCCACCCCGGTCACCTCGTCCATCCAGGATTTCCCGAATGGAACCACGAACGGCTTCCGGTACGTTTCCAGTGCAGGAACCGATGAGGTTTTCTTCATCCTCTGCTGCGGAACCCCGTGAGGAACCATGCCTGAAATCGAAGTGATCCGGCACGTCGTCCGGCCGCACCAGCACCGCAAGTCCGAGGAGTACGACCCCTCCCAGGACATGCTGATCATCGTGCACAAGAACCCCAACGACCCTGACGATCCGACGGAGTTCGGGCACCACATGCGGATGGAAGGGCTGTCGTACCGCAAGGAGATGCTGGGCCTGGCCGAGTACGCGGACGTGATCGACCAGGAGATCCGGGACCTGGAGCGTTTCTACTTCTGGGACGCCCAGAAACATGCCGGGGCTCACCCGCTCGCGGACATCACCGAGCACTACTTCGAAGGCCCCCCGGAGCGCATGAGGAGCTTCGCGCCGGACTACCTGCTCGACCAGGCCGACCAGCTCTCCGCCGTCGGGCGCATGACGACGGACGCCGCGATGCACATGGCGGCCGACGTCGTCCTCTCGGGCATCGCGGACGTCCGGAACTGCCTGGCGGCCAAGGAGGGGATGAAGTTCGCCTGCCGTGGCATGACGGGCCTCTCGCAGGACAGCGCGGAGAAGCGCGGCGTCGCGGTGGAGAGGATGGCCGCAGAGTCCTCGGGGGTGACCCTGAAGTCCACCAAGGGTCTCGACGACGTACGCCAGCTCCTGACCGACCGGGGTCACGAACTGGAGCCCAGCCGTGAGCGCTTCGTGGGGCACGCGCTCATGGAGTCCAATGTGCCCGCCCTGATGATGACCCGCGTGAAGCAGGCCGTCGAACGTCGCACCGGAAGGAAGCTCCCTTCATGAGCACCCCCGTCAACCTGGCCTCCGTCTCGTCGGACGACGTGATCTCGTCGTACCGCGAGCAGCTTGCCGACGCGCACCACCAGATCGCGGTGCTGACCGCCCAGCTCTCCAAGGCCATTCAGATCATGAGGCAGGACCAGCAGAATGAGCTGGCCATGCAGACCGGAGACCGAGGAGAGACCGATGGCCGTAACACAGGTACCGCCCAGCGGCTGGATGCCCAGTCTGACGGGTGACGTCCAGGCTCCGGCCGGAGCGTCGAGCGTGGGCGGGGTCCGGCTGACCGTGGCCTGGTCGGCGGACCCGGTCGTCCTCGACGCCACGGTTCACCTCGGCGGCGTCGCGTTCACCAGCATGGGCGAGGCGCAGGCCAGCGGGAACGACCGGGTCTGGAGCTTCTACGGCCCCTCCCAGGTCGCTCCGGCGGCCGTCGCGGCCGGACTGTCCCAGGTGTCGAACGAGATGACGCCGGGCACCACGCTGACCGTCACCGCCGAGGGCGTGCAGCAGTTCTCGCCGGAGGGCGGCCTGGTTCCGGCGGGCGACCCGGTCGAGCTGGGCGTGCTCGAAGTCGTCACCTGGGAGGAGTGGCGGCGGCTCAACGGCGGGGACTGACCGGCAGCCCGCCCTTCGGGTACGCCGCCCGCAGGACCGGCAGGTAGTGGCGCTTGAACAGGAGCGTCACGGCGTGCCGGAGCGAGTCGCGCACGTGCCGCTGGTGGTGCTGGTGCCCGAGGTGGAGCCCCAGCGCCTCCAGGTGCTCGTCGGCGACCGTGTGCTTGGCTTCGCCGGGGAGCTGCGTGACCACCTCGTGGAAGATCGAGCGGTCGTAAAGCATCTGCTCGATCCCGCCGATCACCCGGAGCGCCGTGGTGTCGGTCGACGCGGCCTCCGGGGTATTGCGGATGTGGAAGTCCTCGTACACGAGGATGTGCTTGCCGGGGTAGTCCAGCGTCCACTCGATGAGCTGCTGGGTCGGCGGGGCCTCCTTCGGTGCCTCGTAGGGGATCGTGGAGTAGTCCAGCAGCTTGAACTCCTCGGGCTGGACGTGCAGCAGGCTCAGGCCGCTGTCGCCGCCGGGGTCGACGGCGTGCAGGAAGTAGTCGTGAATCATGCGCCGATTCTACGCTTTTTCATGACGACTTCCTGCGTTTCCGTCAATCCTGGTAGCACCCGATCCAGCTCTGCGAGGCGGGGGACACGCCACAGGTGATCGGGACGCCCTGGAAGGTGGTGGTGAGCGCGTCCATGGCCCGCTGGCCGATCTCCTCCACGCGGTCCACGGGCACCTCCAGCACGATCTCGTCGTGGATGACCAGGCAGAGCATGGACAACGTCTCGGGGTCCATGCGGAGCAGGCCGTCGCACAGGAGGTCGCGGGTCGTCGACTGGCCGATCTGAGCCGGGGCCTGCGTGTACTCCTGGCCGGGGATGACACGCAGCGGGCGGCCCCACTTGCTGGCCACGAGCCCGGTCCGCACGGCGCGCTTGCGGATCTGGTCGCGCCAGCGGCACAGCACCGGAAAGGCCCGCTTCATCCCCTCGTCGAACTGCGTGGTGATCTCCAGCGACAGACCCGTCAGGGCGCTCGCCCCGGCCGGGCCCTGGCCGTAGTTCCAGGCGTGCGTGATCGCCTTGGCCTTCTTGCGGGACTCGTCGGAGCGGTCACCGAAGACGCGGAACGCGACCTCGCGGTGCATGTCCATCCCGGGGCGGGCGAGCTTCATGTACTCCGGGTCCTTGCACCATCCGGCGATGGCGCGGGCGTCGACCTGGTCGAGGTCGATCGCGATGAACACGTACCCCTCGCGCGCCTTGAACATCGCTCGCTGAGCGAGCGCCGCCCCCCGCTTGCCGATGTTCGTGACCGACGGCTCGATGTGCGCCCAGCGACCGGACGCCTGGATGTCGCCGATGCGGGCGTGCACCCGGCCGTCGGGGCAGATGTTCTTCAGCACCTCCTCGGCCTTCGCGTTGGCCGAGGTGACCTGGATCGCGGCTTCGCACAGCTCGATCACGGCCGGGTTGTCGGCGTACTTGCGCATCAGGCCCGGCACGGACTCCTTGCCGCGCAGCCACGCCTCGCGCCCCAGCGCGTGCCTGGACAGGGCGAGGGAGCCCTTGAGGGTGTACGGGATGTCGCGGTCGCGGACGCCCGCCTCGCGCAGCGCCGCCTCGAACGCCGTCTTCCCCTCGGTCGTCATGAGCGGAGAGGAGCTGATCGGCTTGACGCGCTTCTTGTAGCCGGTCCGCAGGTCGGGGCACGGCCGGTCGTACAGGTACTCGTACAGGTGCCGGATGCGCTTGCCCCGCTTCGTGGTGCGCGGGATGCGGACCTCGACCTCTTCCAGCCAGGTGATCTGGGACTCCGGGAGCGGGACCCCGGCCTTCTCGTGCAGGAAGGCGTAGGCGTTCAGGCGCTGGTTCTCAGTCGCCTCGACCTGCCGGTGAACCTCTTCGAGGTCGACACCCAGGCCCTTCATGTACATGCCGTTCTGGATGGCCGCGATGGCGACCTCGCGCCGGACGACACCGATCAGCCCCTTCGAGCGGGCCCGGCGGCCCAGCTCGAAGTAGACGGAGCGGGAGACCTCCAGGTCTCCACAGAGGTAGGAGCGGTAGTCCGGGTCGTCGAGCGGGATGCGGTCCAGGCCGCCGTGCAGCGCCGCCAGACGCATGATGTCGTCGGTCTTGCCGCTCAGCCCGTAGCGCGCGGCGGTCGCGTTCAGGGAGTAGCCGATGCGCAGATCTGCGGGCTCCAGGCCCTTGTTCCGCAGCGCGTTCATGTTCAGCGCGACGCCGGGTCTCAGCTTCGGGTACGGAGGGTTGACGCTCCGCTCTCCCACGAGGGTGTCGACGCACTTGGCCGCGAGCTTCCAGTAGTCGGCCCCGCAGTGGACGGCCAGGGCGATCAGGTCGAAGCCCAGGATGTTGTGGCCGTAGATCACGTCGCTCGCGTACAGGACGTCGAGGAGTTCCTGCGGGTCGGTGGACACCTGCGGCTCTCCGCCGTCGGTGACCCAGCCGACCAGCCGGACGAAAGGTCCCTGGTGGCCGCCACGGTAGATCAGGTCCGCGTCGGCCGTCTCGATGTCGAATCCGGTGATCACCCTTCTCCCCCTCTCACGATGTCCCGGTGGCTGCCGGGAGCATGTAGCGCTCTTCCCAGGTACGGAGACGTTCGAAGTATCGAGGCCCAAGATCCTTGGCTCGGTGGAGTTTTGGGAGGCCAGGTATGCAAAGATGGTAGCATTCCTCGCCATTTCTGGGCACAGGCGTGGACGTGAAAACGTGCTCCTTGAGCAGCGCTTCCGGGAAGAGGTCCCGGACCCACTCCTGGCCGTGCACTCGGGGCATCAGGTCGCGGTCCTTCTCGCTGCTGACGCCCAGCCACATCAGGTACTCCTCGCGCGAGCGCACCGAGAGGGTCGGGAGGTCCGGGCCCACAGGGGTGTACTGGACGCCCCAGCCGGGCTCCAGGAGGGCCGGAGTGGGCACCCCGGTCATCCGGGCCGCCATGGCCTGCGGGACGCCCTTGGAGCGCACGATGTCGGCCGCGAAGGACCGGAAGGCGGAGTCGCCCCGGGTGGCCGCCTCCAGCCCGAGGTGGATGATCCGCATGTCGCACGATCCGGTCACCCGGGAGGCGAGCATCCCCTCCGGCCGCGTCATCCACTTCGACACGGTCTTGTGGTGGATGTCGGTCATCTCCTCGAAGAACGAGGAGCTGAACAGCATCAGCGGGCTGAGGAGCGTGACGGCGGCCAGCCGCCTGCGGCGGGTCCAGTGCCTGCGGTTCACGTAGGCCCACCACGTGAACGACAGGATCTGGCCCCGCTCGACAGGGCTGTACACGTGCAGCAGGTCGACGTCCCTCGGGTTGCCGTTGTACGGACTCCGGAAGACGGTCTGGTTCGGCCGGACCATGACGCGGTCCACGGCCCGCAGGAGGTGCGGGAAAGAGGACACGGAAGGCAGGAGGGTCCGGGCCCTCGCGATCCTCTCCTGCGGCGTACCGGAGCGGTCTCCAGGAGGCCGCCCCGGAGGCCGCCCGGTGGGCTGTCGGGGCACGCCTTCCTCCGGGTCAGCTTCGGGCGATGGGGATGTAGCGCACCCTTCCGCGCTCGGTGGTCCGGTGGATCAGACCGGCCTTCATGAGAACGTTCAGGTCCGACTCGATGTCCCGTTCCTGGACCTTCGAGCGGAAGCGCGAGTACAGATCCTGCTCGGTGACGCCTTCCTTCCGGCCCTGGATCGCGGTCAGGATCTCGTTCTGCCGGGCCGCCCATTCGGAGTGCAGGATGCGCCCGGCGACCCGCGTTGTCGAGCGGTACCACTCCTCGGCCAGGTGCATTGCCTTGAGCAGGTGCGGCATCCGTACGATCTTCTCGCGCTCGGACATCGCCAGGACGATCGCGGCCTTCATCATCGAGTCGCCCATGCGAGTGGCGGTGGGCAGCAGAACCTCGCTCAGCTCGTGCCCGTCGGCCGCGTTGTGCAGCTCCCACTTCGCCTTCTGGAGCCGCGTCCAGGCTTCGCCCTCGAACGGGATCATCACCGTCTGGCCGGGCTCCGTGGTGTTCATCCAGAAGGCCCGTGCGGCCAGCAGGTCGTTGATCAGGCCCTGTCGCACCGGGTCGTCGCCCGGGGTCTGGCCGTCGAACTGTTCGGTGAACATCCGCTCCTCGGTGATCGGCGGCGGGTCGGCCTCCGCGATCAGGAAACGGGTCAGGTGGCCGGACTGGTAGTCCTGGATCGTCAGGGAGGCGGCGACCTGCTTCAGGGTGCCGCAGAGGAACGTGATGAAGTTCGTCCGGATGACGGACATGTCGCGCTCTTCGTGCTCCTTCAGGTTCCCCACGCGAAGGGCGACGCGGACGCGGCCGGAGAACAGCTCCGTCATGTGCTCCTTGACACCGGCCAGGTAGCGCTTGGCGGCCTGTTCGTACAGCAGGCCGTGAGCCTCGTCGCGGAAGAACACAGAGGTGCGCCCGTTGCGCTCGGGCAGAATCACGCTCAGCGCCTCGGACGTCACGTCGGAGCCGAGCAGGTAGGGGAACTGATCGCTGGAGGCGTCGTCCAGCATGTCGACCCACATCATCATCGCGGTCGTCTTCCGGGCGCGCGTGGTGGGCCCGAGGATGAAGAACCACAGGGTGAGGTTGGTGTCGAACTTCGTCGGGCACTTGCCGAACTCGCCGAAGACCGCCGACAGGAGCGTGCAGGCACCGGCCCGGTGGTAGATCTCGGGGGCGTCGGTGCGCGTCCTGGCCCACTGGGTGTAGCGGTCGACGAAGGTATCCGTGGGGACCCGGTCGCGCTCGTCGGGCTTCAGGATCTGGACGGATTCGGCGAACGCCAGCAGCTTCTTCTCGGGGTTCTCCGTGCTCTTGTCGGCCTCCTTGCGGAATCCGACGTCGGAGAAGGAGTTGCGGACCGGCTGATTGTCGGGGTGGTCGTAGGCGCGGACGAGCTGCGTCCACAGCTCGCTCTCGTGGCGGCCGTCGATCTTGTACTTGTTGCACTTCGCGTCCCAGGCGATGTGCATGGCCGTCAGCCGGGACGTGTTCAGGCGCGCGAGCAGGCTGAGCAGCTTCCAGAGCGTCTTCGACCGGTCCTGGTCGGGGCGCAGGTCGGAGGCGTACAGGTCGTACACCTCGGGGCTGGACCGGAAGACCTCGGCGGACTCGCGGATCGACTGGGCCGAGTAGTACCACTCGTTCTTCGGGGGCATCTCGGAGCCGGTGGACGGCCGGTCCTGGGTGCTGAACGGCGGGTAGGGGCTCGCGAGCGCCTTGAGCGTGTACGTGGGGCCCATCTTCGGCTGCGGGATCTGCCAGCGGGGACGGCCGTGCCGGGCGTACTTGTTGTTCGAGGTGCCGGGGACGCGCAGGAGCTGGCCCGCATCCCAGCCGCCGGGGTCGCAGCCGTCTCCCCGGTGCTCCGTGGCGATCGACCGCGAGATGTCGACGAGCTGTGCCGGGTCGTCGGTCTCCGTGATCCAGTACAGGTGATGGCGGCCCTCGGAAGACTCGACGGCCATGGTCGGCTCGGCCTTCAGGCGGTCGAGCGGCAGCGTGTCGGCATCCGCGTACGCCGCCCACTGGTGGGCGATGTTGCTGCCCTTCCGGCTGCTGCGGGACTTGAACAGGGCCGGGACGGTGTACACGTCCTTGTCGCTGTTGTGCAGGCAGAACGCGACCAGATCCTCCTCCTGGGAAGGCCAGGAGAAGAAGTGCGTCTGCGTGGGTCCGGTCTCCTCGTCGAAGACCCCTCCGGGATAGAGCGACAGGGCGACGAATCCGATGTCCTTTCCGTCGGGGTCCGTCTTCGGAAAGAGCGTGCGGAAGAACACGAAGCTCACTGCGTGCCCTCCTTTTCTGTGCGACGTTCCAGTACGGAAAGGGCGGGGCCCCCGAGAGGACCCCGCCCTGTGGGGCTGGGCGGATTCGATCGTATCCGCCCAGCCCTTCCGGCTCACGTCAGCCGGTGTACTCGTCGGTGCCGCCGGACTGGCCGGGCACCTCGTTCCACTGCGTTCCGAGCCAGACCGCCGTGACGATCTCGCCCGTGCCCTTGAGCAGGACGTCGACCTTGGCACCCGCGTTCGCGCCGAGGGCGATGCCGCCCACGGTGTCCCACGTGATCTCGCCCTCGGCCTCCGAGCCGTCCAGCCGCTCGATGACGACCTTGCGCTCGGGGACCGGCTGGAACGGCTGCCACATGCTCAGGTAGTCGTTGACCGGGAAGTACTTCTCCTTCAGGACGTCGGAGGAGTCGCCGTTGTCGCGGATGGCGTACTTCTGGTCGAGGACGTGCACCAGCAGGGCCTCGTTCACGTCGGCGACCTCGCCGGTCTCCGCGTAGACGTAGCCGCCGGACTCGTCGACCTTGACGACCAGCACCGCGTCGCCCGTCTCCGGGTCCACCAGGACGTTGATCCGGTCGCCGTTCTCGTCGAGCCGGTCGCGGAACTTCGGCTTCTTCGAGGTGACGACGTTGATCTGCGCCATGACGACCTGCTCGTCCATGCGCTCGGCGACCTCGTGCATGTTCGCCTTGTTCACGCGGTCACCGGCCGCCGTCGCGCCGGAGGCGACGCGCAGCGCACGGCCCTGCTCGTTCGGACCGCCGGTCCGGTTGCCCTGCGGCTTGAAGAACGCGGTCTTGATCGTGAAGACCGGGACCTCGATCTCGTAGTCGAAGCGGCGGCGGCCGAAGCGCGGGGCGACGTGGTTGGCCTGGACGATGAAGTAGGGCAGCGGGACCTCGGCGATCTTCTCCGTGGCACCGGCCTTCAGCATCGCCTCGACCTGGTCGAACAGGACGTAGGTCTTGCCGTCCTTCTGGGCGATGCAGGTCTTCGAGGAGAGCCGGGGAACGAACTTCTCGTCGACCGTGGGGGAGGTCAGACGGATCGGCACCCACATCTTGTCCAGCAGGCCGACGTCGCGCGGGTCGCTGTAGACCTTGCGCTCGTCGCGGGCCTGGACGGCCTCGCCGGACTCCTCCTCGTCCAGCTCGATCTCGTCGAGGATGTCGTCGAACTCGCCGACGGCCAGGTCCTCGTCACCGCCGTCGAGGTCGATGGCGGGCTCCTCGGCCGGGGCGTCCCACGGGTCGAACGTCGTCTCGTCGCTCATGTCTCGTTGCCTCTCGTCTCTCGTGTGTTCCGCGTGTCAGCGGAGGTCGGTGATGATGGATTCCATGTGCGCGGAGAGCGTGGCCTCGCGGCCCCCCATCTCCACCATGGCCTCCGCCTTTCCGCTCTCCTGGGCCGCAGCGATGGCGGCCTGGAGGGCGGAAGTCTTCTGGTCGGGCGACGCGTCCTCGCGGCCCGCGATGCGCTGGGACCATTCGAGGATGCCCTCGGCGTCGAGCTTGTCGGCCATCTCCCGCATCCGGTTCATGACGCGGCCGTGGGCCTTGTTCTCGGTCTCGTCGGTGACGTTCAGGACGCGGCCCTCCAGGGGCGCTCCGGACTCGTCGACCTGGACGCCCAGCTCCTCCGGGGTGTACATGGCGTTCGCCATGGCCAGCTCGTCGTCGCGGTCGCCGGAGAACGTGACGCCCAGGGTGGACATGAAGTTCTTGATGCCGAGGATCACGTCGGGCGCGCCGTCGCGGGTGACGCCGGACTTCGCCCGGCTCTTCAGCATCTCGGGGCCGTAGCTCTGCCAGGTGCCCTTGTTCGTGAGGCCCTGGATGGAGTTGGCCCGCTTCATGGTCCAGACGGACTCGAACCGGATGATCTTCGCAAGGTCGAACTTCGTCTCCGCGATCGTCGCACGCAGGGCGTCGAAGTCGTACTGGCCGTGCAGCTCGCCGAGCTGCTTGCGGAGGGCGGCGACCTCTTCCGTGGAGGGCTTCTCGTCCAGCAGGGCGAGTTCCTTCAGGTCGGAGATCCGCTCCAGGAGCTGCCTGCGCTGGAGGTCGTACAGGTTCTGCGTCGACTCCAGCAGGTCGGTCTTCTGCCGACGCTCCTCGTCCCGCATCCGGCGGAAGTTGTCGAGGTCGTCCTGGCTGGTCCGGCGCACCAGGGTCGCCGTGGCCTTCAGCGCGTCACCCTCGACGTGCACCTTGTGCCCGGCGGCCAGCGCCAGGGCGACCATGAGGTGCGAGGAGATGCTGGCCTTCAGCACGCCCTTCGACTCGAAGACGTAGATGTGCTGCATGGCGGAGGCGGGGTCGATGCCGAGCGAAGCGCCGATGCGCATCATGTACTCGACGGAGGCCGGGTCCTTGTGGATGTGCTCCGGCATGAGCCTGGACTTGGCCAGGCGCTGAGCCTGGGCGGGGTCGACCTCTCCGGTCGTGCGTCGCACCAGCTCTGACATGGGCTTCCTCGTTTTTCGTCTCGTGTATCGCGTGTTTTCGTGTTCCGTCTCGTCGTGTTCTCGTACCTCTAGCTTACCACAATCAGCGGCGCAGCCTAGGCCGAATCACGCACGGGAAGCACTTGGGGTGCGGGCTCAGTTCGGACGCCCGGCCGTCGCGGACCATCGAGGTCAGCTTCTCGGCCCTCCGGAGGACCCCCTCGGCCACGTCGTCCCTGTATGCACAGGACGTGACCCAGATGTCCTCCACGTTGTTCGAGTCGCGGGGGATGAAGACGAGCACCGCATAGTCCGCCTGACGGCCGGACCGACGCAAGCCCCGCAGGTAGAGCATGGTCTGGCCCATGTACTCGTCGGGCACGCCGCCCGACTGCTCGGCCGAGGCCGCGATCAGGCCCACCAGTCGGGCCATCTGCTCTTCCTTCAGCAGTCCGCCGCGCTCCAGCGCCCGTAGCTCATCCAGTTCCGCGCGCTCCTGGGCGGTCAGGCCCATGGTGTACGCGGAGGGGTTGGCTGAAGACCGGTACTCCTTCAGCTTCTTCAGGTCGGTGGTCTTCCAGTCGACGATCGTGAGCTTCTTCGGCAGGTACAGGTCGATGTGCCCCTTGACCAGTCCGAGACCGGGAACTTCCGCCACCTCGACAGTGATCTCCTGCTCGGCGTGCGGGTAGATCCGGTCGAGGTCCCGCTCCAGCTTCTCGTGCACGGCTGTTCCCAGCCACGCCTTCAGGCTGAAGCCACGGTCGCCGCGTCCCTCGATGCCGAGAGAGCTGGCGATCTTCTTGGCCACGCAGACGTCGCACTTGTCGGCCAGATCACTGGGCCCGGGGGCCCGCTGGAGATCTCGCTGACTCGGTTGCGTGATGGCGGAGACTGCGACGCCCTCGACGAAAGTCCGAATATTTTTCTGATCTTCTGTGGTCACGTCGCAACCTTACACTCCGGCACTGACAGCCGGGCCAGGTCGCGCGCTTCCGCGAGCACCCCCTTCCATTCGCCGTGGATCTGGGCCTCCCGGTACAGGCGCAGGCGCTCCACAGAGGTCTCCGAGCCGACGTACCGGGTCTTCCTGGCGGGCTTCTCGTGCCAGAGGTGGTACAGCGGGGCGACGCCCCGCGCCGGAGGGCCGTACAGGCCGTTCAGCGCGAGGGCCCACGCTTCGTCCTCCTGCCCCCACCCGACGAAGCCCGGGTCGAGCGGGCAGTCCAGGTACACGTCCCGGCGCAGCACCGTCACGCCGCCGCCCTCGTAGCCCTTGTAGGGGTCCTGGTCGTACCAGATCCGGCGGCCGGTCAGGGAGCCGGGCTCGTCGCCCAGGTAGATGCGCTCGGTGGCCTGCGTGCCAAACCGGTACACCTTCAGGTGCGGCATGGCCCACGGCGCTCCGTTGCGTACCGCGCACACCGCCTCGGGGAGGCCGGGCACCAGGCAGTCGGCGTCGGCCACGATCACGATGGGTTCGCCGTTCGTCCTGGACAGGGCCGAGGCCACGGCCTGCGCCTTGCACCACGGTTCGGGCGAGTTCCCGATCAGAATCCTGGCGTTTTCCAGGTGATCGGAGTACCAGGCCGTTACGTGCTGAAGCGCTCGCCTGCGCCACGGTGTTCCGTTGGCGAACGGAATCAGGACAGCTATCTCATGCATGGCCGTATCCTGACACGGAAGCCGGTCCGTGGGTGGGGACGCACGGACCGGCTTCCGCCGGGGCGGCGGCTACTGGAGGTAGAACTCCTCGCCGCTGCTGCGGGTGACGGCCTCCGTCAGGGCCGCGTTCTCGTGGTCCTTGTCGGTGGCCTTGCGGACCGTGAGGGTCCAGCCGTTGTCCTTCTGGCACTTGACCAGCTTCTCCGGCTCGTTCTCGAAGACACGGGCCGCGAGCGTGGCGTCGGGCTTCGGGAGCAGGATGCGCTGGAAGTCGACCGGGGTGAGGTTCTTGCGAGCGGTCGCCGCGTCGAACTTCCGGGCGGAGGACAGGATGACGGCGTTGTCGCCGTACACCCGGGTGCCGGACTCGACCGCGCGGCTCTTGATCACGGCCTTCGCCTTGTCCACCAGGTAGACGGCCCGCTCCTTCGCCTGCTGCTGCCGCTCGATGACCTCGGCCAGCTCCTCGTCGGTCATGCTGTCGAAGTGGTCGGCCATGTCCATGTCGTCGATCTCCGTCTTCATCGCGTGCGGGTGGTCACCCGGGAGGGTGTTGACCGGGGCGTAGCCCGTCTTGCGGGGCTCGCCGTCGGGTCCGAAGTAGTTGTCGTGGAACGCGTCCGAGCTGATCCGGCGCTTCCGGCCCAGGCCGTCCTCCTGGACGGTGGAGATCGTGACGACCGCACCTCCGTCGTTGACGACCTGCACCAGGTTGCCGGACCTGACGTTTACGAAGAGCTGCCCGTCCATGTCTTTTCTCCTTTCCAGGGCCCCCTGTGGGGGCCTTGTAAGAACAACTCTACCACAGAATCGGGAAGTGTTGTTCTTTGATTTCGAGAAAGAAGACAGGGGCCCCGAAGGGCCCCCGTCTCACTGCTCGTCGCTCAGGATGCGCTCGACGTCCTCGGCGATCTCGCCCTTGACCTGCTCGAAGAGATCCTGTCGTGCCTCACCGAGGGAGGCCCACAGGCTCGCGGCGTCCTGGTCGGCGGAGAACCCCGCCAGGTCGACGACCTGTCCCCTGGTGAGCAGCACGCGGCCGTGCGGAACGTACGCCGCCGCCCAGACGGAGATCTGGCAGTTCGCGTCCAGGTAGAGAACCGGGTCCTGGGCGAACGAACTCATCAGGGAGTCCAGGTCGCTCATCTCAAGGATCGGCTGAATCACGGTCGCCCCCTAGACGGCAACGACGCCGCTGGCGACTCGCACCGCGTGCGAGTGCTCCAGCAGGAAGTCGTGCACGACCTTGTCGTGTTCGGCGTCGCGAAGCGCGTGGTGCTGCCCGCGCGGGTCCTGCGCCGGAAGCTCCAGGCCGTTCGGCAGACGGCCCATGCGGACGCCGGAGATGTCCTCCAGGGTCGCGATGTCCTGGAAGGGCCGACGGGGCACCGAGGCGGGCATACGGCTCCAGTCGTTGTCCCAGAGGTTGTGCACCCGCTGCATGTCCTGCGTGCCGTGGTCCGCGATGAACCCGACGGACTCGCGGGCAGCCCGCCGGTTCGTCACGTCCTCGAAGTACATCGCCACGGAGTTCCGCAGGTCGGCGTACGAGACGACGTTGAGGTGCATCTGGTCCAGCGACCCGTCGGCGAGACGCGGCAGCTTCGACCAGACGTTCTCGCGACGCCACAGGCTTCCGGCGTCCTGGGCGTTGCGGATCTCCTCCTGGTTCATGTCGCCGTTGATCAGGTAGATGCTGCCGCGCGAGGAGTGCAGGGCCAGGGAGATCAGGCCCCTCGGCGTCATGTCGTGCGGGATGAACTCCGCGTCTCCGTAGGCGAAGAGGAAGTCCGGAAAGTGTGCGAGCAAGGTGATCTCCTGTCTCAGGTCCACTGGCCGTTCAGGTAGGCGCGGGCCGCCCGGAAGACCTCCGGGGCCCGCCCCTCCTTCAGGGCCAGGATGGGCGACTCGTCGCCCAGGTGCGGGTTCATGCCGATGATCCAGGCGCGGGCCATCTCGTCGCCCTCTGCTTCGGCGATGAGGGTGAAGATCTCTCGGGCAGCTCGGAAGGTCTCGGCCGTCTCGCCGATCGACCGACCGTCGCTCACGTGGAGAACCATCTTGCGGCCCAGGTTCTCCACGAGGAAGTCGACGTTCTCACGCTGCGCCGAGAGCCACCGCTCCTGCTCGTCCAGCACGAGCTGGATCGTCCTGCGCAGGGAGCAGTTCGCCTCGTTCTTCCAGGGGCAGTCCGGCTCGATCGCCAGGTGCAGGGCCTTCGCCTGGTCGGTGATGTGGTACGGCCACTCAGCGGCCACCGTTCTCCTCCTTCTCCGTGGGGCGCTCGACGACGAAGTGCCTGCGCCGCGTTCCGTGGACGAGGACGAGCGTCGCGTCCCCGACGATGTTCCAGCCGTGGGTGATGCCGCCCGCGCCGTGCCGACGCCCCATGCACTGGCAGTTGCAGTCACGGCTCTTGGCGTTCCAGCACCGGGTGTCGCAGCGCTCGACGCACGTGAAGTCCACGTAGACGTCGATCCGGCCGAGACGCCTCGCGAGCGCTTCGACCACCGGCTCGAAGTGCGTCCGGGCGATCTCCCAGCGCTGCTCTTCCTTGTTCCAGTCGGGCCTGATGCTCTTGCCCAGGACCGCCTTCAGCCAGCTCCGGTTGTCCTTCGAGTAGGGCATCTTCAGGACCAGGCGGCCCCTCACGGGCCGCCAGACTCCGTACTGCGGTTTCACGATGCCTCCTTCGTACCCCCGATGAAGGCACCGGGGATGGGAACGCCGTTCCGCTTGCTGCTCAGGTGGAAGGCCCGGATGTTCTCCTCGCACCGGTACGAGCGCTGCTCGGTGGTGCCGTACTCCTCGGAGAGCTTCCTGGCGTGCCTGCGGGCCCGTATCCCCGAACGGTGGATGATCTTCCCGCAGGCGCACATCGTGCGCTTGGCCTTCGCGCGGCCCACGTCCGTGCGCCCCGAGGACAGGAACTCCTCGAAGGCGGTGCGGTCGCACCGCAGCCACTCCGGCTGCCCGGCGGGCAGAGCGTAGAACCTCCACACGATCGAACCCTGTGCGCCCATCCTGACGGTCACGAGAGCTTCGTCGACACCTCCGTCCGCGAGGCGGCGGATGTGCTCGTAGAAGACCTCTCGGCGTGCTTCCCGGACGATCCCCCGGGAGAGCCAGCGGCGCTGGCGGAACTCGTCGTGCAGTTCCGCCAGCGCCACCGTCAGGGACTTCTCGTCAGGCGACACGGAACTCGGGCTCCTGGACCGGCGCGGGGTAGCGGTCGATCCAGGCGAGTCCGGAGCGGTCGAGGTGACGCTTGGCGCGGGTGACGGCCACGTAGTGGATCATCGCCTCGTGCCGGTCGATGGTGCCGGGCTCCAGCTCCATCGTCAGGGGGTTCTCGAACGGGCGGGGCTCGAAGAAGTCGTCGCCGAGCTGGACCCGGTCCCACTCCAGACCCTTGATCGAGTGGCAGGTGGTGACCGCGACGTCGTGCTTCGGGTACCGGTCGCTGTACTCGACCATCTGCTTGCACGCGTCGATCAGGGGGCTGATCTTGTACGCCTGGATGAGCTTCACGATCGACTTGAGGTGGCCGCCGCCCGGCTCCTCCGTGTAGTCGACCAGCTCCTGCCAGTTACTGAAGGCGCTCAGCTCCAGGCTGCGCGGCTTCTCGCCCTTCATGAGGCTGGACGCCGCGTAGGCGATGTCCAGGATCTGCTTGGTGCCCTTCACCATCGCGACCCGCTTGCCCGCCATCAGGTAGCTGATGGCGTACTCCATCGCTCCGGCGTTGGTCCGGGTCAGAACCACGTCGGGGTCGGGCATCTCGCCCTCGGTGACCCGGTCGTTGATCGAGTCGAGACCCTTGATCGTCACGCCGGTCAGCGTGTGCGGCAGGTGCTTCATGGCCTCCTCGGCCACCGCGTTGCCGAAGCGGAAGGACTGCGTCAGGTACAGGCGCTCGCCCTCGAACTTCAGGATCTGGTCGGAGGCACCGCGCCAGGCGTACAGGGCCTGGCTCGGGTCGCCGATCAGGACGCCCTGCGCGCCCTTCTGGTTGGACAGGAACTTCATCGTGCAGTCGTTACTGTCCTGCGCCTCGTCGATCAGGACGGCCTCGTAGCCGAAGTTCCGGCCGCCCTCGGCGACCAGCTTGAAGGCGTGGGTCATCGTGAAGGGGAGCCACGAGCCCGGCTGGATCGCCTCCAGCCAGATCCGCCAGGCGAGCTTCGCGATGTGGATGCGGGACGCCTCCATGCTCGTCTGCTCGACACCGGCCACCGCGAAGTACACGTCCTTCTCGGTGATCTTCTTGTGGTCGGAGTTGCAGAACCGGTTGATCGCCTCGGCGGCCAGGCGGGCCTGCGTGAACCCGTCGAGCATCAGCCCGCTGCCGAAGTCGACCGGCTTGATGCCGAGGCGCTTGGCGATGGCCGAGGCGGGCACGTGCGGCGCGTCGATCCTCATGCGGTCCGCGTGCGTGTCGGCGTACGAGCGCCAGGCCATCTGGCTGGTGGTGCGCACGTCCACCCAGGGCATGTCCTTGAACTTGCGCTCCGCCTCCTTGCGGGCGGCGGTGTTGTAGACCAGGTAGAGCGTCTTCTTGCCGCGCATCTGGTGTGCCATGCCGACGGCGGTGGCGCTCTTGCCGGAACCGGCGGGCGCGATCAGGGAGAACGACACCCCCTTGGCGGCCAGGTCGATCGCGGCCTGCTGCTCCTCCGTGAACTTCACGGGCTTCTCCTATTCCGTCTTTTCTTCATCCTGGCGGCCCGGGACGAAGTCTTCGGGCCACATTCCGAAGAAGTCGGCGAGCCGGTCGAGGTCCCTGGAGTCCCAGGTTCCCGCCTGGATCTTCCGGGGCATGTACGCCTCGGAGACTCCCAGGTGATCAGCCAGCTCGCGCAGCTTCCTCGTGTACACCTTCCGGACCGTGCTCCCGGTGAGGGATTCTCGGTCCTCGCTGACCTTGAGGGCCAGCATGTTCTCGACGGTCTGACTGATCGTCGCGCCTGTATTTTTCGCCACGGTCTCTCCTCGTGATTGCCTCACTTAAAGATACCGCCGTTTTCCCTTCTTCTGTGATTCTAGCACAGAAGAACTTCAACTTGCTTACAGGCTACGGAGGTAGTCGCCGAGGCGGATCGGCTTGTCCTCGATCACCACGACCTGGTCGGAGAGGCCGGAGTTGTCGGCCTCCTCGATCAGCTTCTTCTTGTGCGCCTCGACCTTCGCCACCCTGGCCTGGCGCACCAGGCCCATCGCGCGGTCGTGGCGACCCTTCTCGATGAGCCTGCGGGCCGCGTTCTGCTGCGGCGGCGTCTCCCGCTGAACCTCCGTCGGCACCTCGGCGGGCTTCACCGGGGCGGGCGGCTCGGCCACGGGTGCGTCGACCACCTCGGACCGCTGTACCCCGGCCGACGGCTCACGCAGCTCCACCTCCTGGGTGACGCCCTCCGCCTGCTGGGCGGCCACGGCGTCCTGGTAGTACTTCAGTGCGGCGTCTGATCCGCTGCGGATGTACGCCTCAACCATGTCGGCGGAGAACAGGAAGTCCTCGAAGGCTCCTCCGCCCATCGCGCCCATGTACTGCCCGGCGGCCTGTGCAGCCGCCGCACGGATCTCGATGTCGTCCACGTTCCCCCTCTTTTCAATTCCAGGGCGGGAGTTCGCCATGCACCAGGAAGTACAGCAGCCCGTAGACCGCCGAGAGGACGATCAGTATGACCGCACCCTGGAGCAGGGCGATTCCCAGGTTTCTGAAGTTCTGCTTCACCGGTACATCCGGCGGACCGCTTCGACGTCGTCGGCGCGGTACCCGAGACCGTTCCAGGTGCGCACCGGGCGGATGCCGTTGCGAACCAGGACGTTGCGGGTGCGGCGGGCGTTCAGGCCCAGCCGGACCGCCGCCTCGTGGAGGGGGATGATCGGGTCGACGCTCTGCGGCGTGCTCTCGCCGCGTGCGCGCCTGCGCTCCTCGCGCTCGCGCTTCACGTCGGACCACTTGGTGTGCGGGTTCATTCCCTCTCCCTCTTGCGCCGTCGAAGTTCAGCCAGGCCCAGGATTCGGATGGTGTCCGCGAGGCTCCGGCTGTCCTTTTCCGAGAAGTCCTGGAACTCGGACTTCTCCTCCTTCGTCAGCCGGATCGTAACGCGTTCGTCGCGTGCCATGCCCGCCTCTACGAGTGGTCGATGCCGCTGACCGCGCTGCTGCCGGGCCCCTCGGCGACGGCGGGGCCGGTGTTGCGGACGGTGATCCGGGTACCGGGGCGGGGCGCGGGGCCGGAGTAGCCGGAGACCGCCCGGCCGCCGCCCGACTGCACGGCGGGGCCGGTGTCCTGGATCTTCACGTTGCTCCGGCGGCGGAGCCGCGCCCACATGCGCTCGACGGTTTCCATGAACCTACCTCTCTGTTCGGTAAGTTCAGTCTACGGCAGACTTTGGCTGCCAATCAAGTCCCTCAGGAGCGGCCGGGCGAGCAGTAGAGGGCGAACCCCACGGCCACGGCCGTCACCAGCAGGCACGGCAGGGAGAACGTGAGGAACGTCGAGACGGCACCGACTCCGGCCACGATCCACATGCCCAGGTAGAGGCGCTGATCGTGCACCACGTGCTCGACCACGCGCTCGACGCCCTCCTGTTGGATGTAGGGCGACTCCTGCTGGATCTTCACGATCCGGTGGTAGGCCATGTCGGCCGCCCGCTCGTGCGCCTCCGGCCCGAAAGCGCCGATCCCGTCAGGGGTGGGAGATCCCGCGCGAGCGCGCTCGGCAGGAGGGTGCGCGAGACTCCGGCGTCGAGCCGTGGAGCCGAAGATCTCGTCCTTGTCGTAGCTCACCGAAACCGCATCACCTTTCCCTCCACTTCCACACCCGATTGTGCGGTACGTTTCGCCTTTTTGGCCAGCACGAAAAGGGCCCGGCCGAAGCCGGGCCCTCGTCTACAGGGTCAGGAACAGGAGCAGTCCGTTCATCGCGAGTGCGACGGCAAGAGCCGGACCCTTCTCCTCCTTCTGACCGGACTTCACGTAACTCCCGAGAAGGCGGAAGTTCCACCACCGCTTCCCGCTGAACTTCACCGGCCACAGGGCGGGGACCCCGGAGGTGGTGCACCCGTCCGCGATCACGTGGCTCAGGTAACCGCCGCCGACGGCCAGGGCCATCAGCCAGGGCGTCATGTACAACCCGGCGGCGTACGAGACCGCGACCGCACCGAGGAAGCAGACCGCCATGGCGATCCGGCGGGAGACCTTGCCCTTCTTCCGGTACACCGGCCAGAGCAGGAACACGCCCAGGCCGGTCACCAGTCCGCCCAGGGTCGCCGTGTCGGCGAGGTAGGCGAGCGCCGAGAGCGCCAGCGTCACCAGGACGGTGTGGGTGAGCGTCCGGTGCACCGGGTCTTGCCGGTTGATCCGCTTCCAGTTCGCATGGCTGACGTCACGGCCGGTCGAGGTGGACGTCAGGGCCGCCCGGCTGACCCGGTGGACCGCACGGTGCGCGAGCGGTCCGACGGCCTGGCTCGCCAGGGAGTTCGGACTGTCGATGTCGGGCAGCAGGGAGAATCCGGCCGAGACGGCCGCCATGATGACACCCTGCGGGATCGACACGGCCCCGGTCAGGGTCACCCCTGCGGGGACGGAGACCCCGATGGCCGCGTGGACGGTCCCCTTCACTCGACGGCCCTCACGATCGCCTGGACATCGACGGAGCGGACGTCCTTGAAGCCGCGCAGGGCGTTCTCGATGTGCGACCGGCACAGGGTCGGGATCTCTCCGGCGTCGTAGTACGTGCCGTCGAAGAGGATTTCCGCCGACACGTACGCGCGGTTCCGGGTGCCTTCCGGCACGACCGGGAGCGAGTCGCCCCGGAGGGCCGCCCGGAGCCGCCTGGAGGCGATGCGCAATCCGGGCCGGTAGCGGTCGTCGGTCTTCGCGTCGTCGTGCAGGGCGTCCATCTCCAGCGCCATGGACTCCAGCAGCTTGCGCTCTTCCTGGTTCATCGTTTCCTCTCTCGTGGACATGCCGACGGCCGGGGCCCTTGCGGACCCCGGCCGTCAGGTCGTTCTCAGATGCCGTTCTCCAGGGCCTCGACCCAGATCTCCTCGAAGCCCTTCTCGGCGCTCTCGTCGATCATCACCTTCGTGATCTCCTCGATCGTCTTGCCCTCCTTGTGCATCCGGACGATCCGGACGCAGCGCTCGGCCGACTTCATCCCGAGCTTGGCGCGGATCGAGAGGGCCGTGACGGGGTCCTGGCCGCCGACCACGGCCTCGTCGTTGTACGTGACCCACTCGGGCAGCTTCTTGCGGTAGCCCGCCTCGGCCAGCTCGACGGCCTCGGGGGTCGCGTCCTGGATGTCGCGGTGGAGCAGGCGGATCAGCTCCTGCTTGAGGTCCGCCTCGCTTTCGGTCTTGGCGCGCAGGGCCGCCTCGAAGGTCCGGACCGAGATGTAGATCGCGGCGTCCCGGCCGACGCCGAGCTTCTGCATGGTCTCCGACAGCATGTCCTGCGGGGAGCCGGGGTTCGTCGCCTTGGCCATGTCTCTTTTCCTCTCCTCGGTCGGGTCAGGAGACCCGCGTCGCGCCGTAGTAGTCGCTCATGTAGCTGATCTTGTCGAAGCGGATCTTCGACCTGCTGTTCGGGGCGTGCAGCATGTACCCGCTGCCGACGTACAGCCCGACGTGGTGGATGCCGCGTTCGGTCTGGCCGTAGAACACCAGGTCGCCGGGACGCAGCGCGCTCTTCTTCGGGTGGACGTTGGTCGTCGCGTACTGGTCGTTCGCCACGCGCGGGAGCTGCACCCCCGCCTTGGCGTACGCCGCCTGCATGAGGCCCGAGCAGTCGAAGCCGCCCTCCTCGTCGGACTCGCCGCCCCACACGTACTTGTGACCCAGCTTGGTCTGGGCCCAGTTGATCGCCGTGGCCCAGGCGGGTATCTCCTGGGAGCGGGCGGCCGGTGCCATGTCGTTCCGGGTTCCGACCGGGTCCTTCTTGGCCTTTTCGCCGGAGACCTTGGGCTTCTCCGGCTCCTTCGGCTTCGTGCGGTCCGCCCGGTCGGGGGCGGGTCGGGGGGCTCCGTCGGCGTAGGAGTTGACCTCCTGTATGGCCGGATTCTTGTTCGCCTTGGCGTTGCTGACCGGCGAGTCGCCGAGCGATCCGCAGCCCGTAAGGGCGAGAGCGGACAGGCTGGCCGTTGCGGCGGCCAGCGCCGCCCGGTGTCGCACCTTCACTGCTCGAACCTCCCTGCCCGCTCGAAGATCAGGCGGACGTAGTCTCGGGTTTCCCTGTAGGGCGGGACGCCCTGGTACTTCTTCACCTTGTAGGCCCCGGCGTTGTACGAGGCCAGCATGTTCCTGCGCGGGTCACCGGGTACGTTCCTGACGTAGCTGGCCACCTTGCAGTCGTACACGGCGGCCGAGGGGATCGCGTCGGCGGGGTTGAGGATCTGCCTCTTTCCGTCGCCGTTGGCGTCGATCCCGTGATCGGCCCACGTTCCGGGCATGAACTGCGCGATGCCGCGCGCTCCGGCCGGAGAGTCCTGCTGACCGGAAACGACTTCCGGCTTGAATGCGATGCTCTCCTGGTAGAGCTGCGAAGCCAGAAGTGCGGGGGTCAGGGAATCACACAGGTTTCCCCACTTGTTGAAGAGGGCTTCCCACTCCTTCTTCGGAACGGAACCGGGCCGGATCGGCCCGCCCTTTCCGGAGAACTTGTAGCTCTTCTCCGTGGACTCGTTGGTCTGAGTGTTCGCGCTGGCAACCGTCTGCGGCGCGTCGCCGGTATCCGTCAGGGCGAAGTAACCGCCCGTCAGGAGAAAGCCGACAACGAACACGCCTCCTGCTCTTCGCATCTCTCCTCCTTCCGTGATTCCACCGTAACACTGACCTAGGCCATGTTCAACCCCCAGTTTTCCCCCAACAAGCCGAAACGGCCGGACCCCTTGAGGGGTCCGGCCGTTCAGCCGACCTGGAGAAGCTGCGGAATCCACTGCCCGATCGCGAAGGTCACGTCGGCGAACCAGCCACCGCCGAGCGGCCACAGGAAGCCGCAGATCGCGCCGTACATCAGGTCCTTCATGTCGTCGTCCCGGCTCCGCATCGCCATGCCGAGCAGGAAGAAGCACAGGCCCGCCGCGCCGATGTCGGCGATGATGGGCCAGTCGGCGATGCCGAGGACGATGCCCTGGAACCACTCGACGATCGAGAGGATCGCGCCCGGCTGGCTGCTGACGATCGCCGTCATGCCGAACGCGCCGAAGCCCCAGGTCATGAGGGACTTCCAGTCGATGCCCTCCATGTCGTCGCGCTTGGACCACTTGTCGAGCATCCGCTTCGTCGGGTCGGTGATGAGCCGGTCTCCAACGGAGACGATCAGCGGCCCCCACGGACCCATCGAGACGATCTCGCCGGAGCCCTTGCGCTTACGACCACGGATGCACCAGGCCGAGAAGACCAGCATCACGATCCCGACACCGGCCATCGACATGTGGCCGACCCAGGAGTTCTGCGGGACGTCGATCTGCTGCTGCTGAAGTGCGAGAATCACCTTTCTTCTCCTCTTCGTGGGTTCTCTTCCAGGTGGACGAGCCACCAGTACCCCCGGCCGATTTGACTCGGCTGACCCGACTCGCGGCGGGGGCCCTTGTGCATCACCAGGCTGCGTCCGGTGCGTTGAGCAGGAAGCCGGTGACGATGGAGGCCAGCGGCATCATGAGCAGGATGTGCGTGGCCCCCAGGGGAAGCCGCTTCTCGACGCGGTCGAAGACCCACATCGTGAAGTAGTACGCGGTGCAGAACAGTCCGGCGACCCAGATGAGCCACCACTCCAGGACCCACGGCCCCCCGAACATCGCGGTCACCTGGTCGGGGTACGAGACCCCGGTCAGGAAGACCAGCGGGACCAGGTAGGGGAGCCGGTTGAGCCAGCGGAGGGCGAAGCCGCCCAGCCTGCTCACGTGCGTCGCCTGACCCAGGTAGTTGGTGCTGATGTTCCGGATCGACAGGATGAGCATCGGGAGGAGCCCGATGATCACGGCCCAGATGAGCGAACCCATCCGGCCGGTCTCCCCGGCCATGACCAGGGTGTCGCGGAACCAGCGACCGGGTCCGTTCATGATTCCCCACTCGGAACCCTGCCCGGCGGCCAGAACGCTGGCATCGTGCGCCGGGGCAATCAGGGTTCGTCCGGAGAGAAGAACGATCCGGTCGTAGGCCGCAACGAAGAGCTGCGGTCCGGCCGCCCAGGAGAGCGCCGACGAGAGGAGGAAGGAGGTGACGTAGGGCTTGGTCCGTCCGTTCCTCAGGTCGAGGACTCCTCGCATGGACCCGATGACCTTCAGGACCGGCTCGACGACTTCACCGGCCAGCTTCTTCTCCTCGGCGACCCGTTCCTTCACGGGCTCCAGAATCTCTGCGGCGTCCTTTCGGACTTCCGCTTCCTTGGACTTCGCCGCCTTGCGACCCTCGGCCCACTTGGAGCGAGCCGAGTTCGCCTTTTCCTTCAGCTTCCGCAGGTCGCTTTTCAGCGTCCTCGGCGGCTTGCGGCTGGCCCCCTTGAGGTGCACGGTGGGGGCCTTCTTCGGCTTGGGGGGTACCCCGGTCGAAGTTGCCACGGTTCTCCTTCGCTACGGCTTCCCGTCGGACGCCAGCCCGATGGTCTCCACCACGCGGTCCTCCACGCGCTGGATATCCTGGGAAGAGCTGTAGTCCGTCAGGGTCGAAAGCTCCGCCTGGGCGACGGAGTTCTGCTGGGCGTTGCTGTCGTTCTGCGCCATCGTCATCACCTACTTTCCTGGCTGGCGCTTGTGACTTCAGCATGACACAATACGGCCTAGGCCACAAGTGGAGACGAGGAGAAAACGTGACCGACCAGATTCCCAAGTACCGCGTCATCGCGGGCATTTACCGGGGGCAGGTGACCTCCGGTGCGCTGGAGCCGGGGTCTCCGCTGCCGTCGCGGCGCAAGCTGGCGAAGCTGCACGAGACCTCGCGCGTGACGATAGACCGCGTGGTCGAACTTCTGACGGCCGAGGGCGTGCTGGAACCGTCGGACGGCAATCGCCCTCCGGTCGTGGCCGACATCACCCAGCGGACGGCGACGATCCAGAACCGGATCGAGAACGCTGCCGCGACCGGACGCGCGCTGGGCGAGAAGGAGACCTCGAAGATCCTGCGGATCGAGGAGGTTCCGTGCCCGGCCGACATCGCTCCGCTGCTCGGCGTCAAGACCGGCGAGCCGGTCGTCTGCCGGGAGCGGCTGAACCTCATCGACGGGGAACCGGTCGCCACCGGCCGTTCGTACTACCCGCCCGAGGTCACCGACCTGACGCCCGAACTGCGGCAGCCGGTCTCGATCCCCTCCGGCTCCCGCGAGCTGGCGGCCGAGCGGATGGGCTCGAACCAGAAGGACGTGATCACGATCATCACGTCCCGCCTGGCGAACGACCGCGAGCGGAAGCTGCTGGAGCTGGCCAGCCCGTTCAGCGTCGTGACGCAGGCCGCCCGCAGGGTCCTGCTGGCCAACGGCCGGGTCATCGAGGTCGCCCTGAAGATCGGAGAGGGCTCTCGGCCGCAGTCCTTCTACACGGCCCTGTGAGGACCCGATGCAGAAACGAAAATCCCCCGCTCCTCTCTGAGGGCGGGGGATTTCGTTTTGCTCAAGAGCCGTTCTCCAGCGTTCGGCGAAGCAGGGTATCCTCCCTCGCATCCTTCTTCCGCTGAAGCGCGTTCCTGCGTCTGGGCTCCTTCACGTAGACGTGCCACCATCCGCACGCCTTGTGCGGGAGGGCCTGGTGGATGTTCCCCTGGAAGGACGGCGTCCGACGTGCTTCCTTGCGGGCCTCGCCCTCGTACAGGCAGGGCAGGAGGTCCGACTCGCAGGTCTCCGCGTGGACGTACACCCTCGGAGCCGGAACCTCGTACCGCTCTTTCCGGCTCATCCGGCCGTCGCCAGGACCAGACCCTCGAAGTCCGCCAGAACCACCTGGGCGGCCTTCTGGCGGCCTGCGAACTCGACGGTGCCGGTCACCTCGCCGCCGGGCGGGATGATCCGCGAGCCGGGCGCGAGCGTGCCCTCTCCGACCATTCCGGTCCGGCCGTCGGCCATGAACAGGTTGGCCGTCACCGTGACCGGCTTGTCGGTGCCGTTGCGGACGGTCAGCTCGATGAGGATTCCGGTCCGGCCGGTGCCCGCGTCGCGCCGGGTCATCTCGATCCGGCCCGGAGCCTTCTCGTCCGCCGTGACGCCCTCACGGGCGTCCACGCTGGCCGCCTCCTGCGGGCCGCCGCCCGCAGCCGGGAACAGCTCCTGCGGCTGCCCGGCCTCCTGCGGCCCGGCCTTCGGCTCCACCGGGGAATCGGGGGCGACGGCCCACAGCGTGCCCGCCACGGCCACGGCAGCCACGGCGGTGATGACCAGACCCTTGCGGGACCGCTTCTTCCCGGCCGCAGCCTCCGTGACCGGCGGCACGGGCGGCGCGGGCGGCGCGGGCGGCATGGGCTCGGGGTCGTGCCAGGGCTCGGCCGGGCGCTCGCTCTCGGCGTCCGGCATGTCCTGCCTCCACCAGTCGGTCACTTCTTTCCTCCGCTCCTGAGCATCTTCACGATCTTCGGCGCGGCACCGCTCACCGCTCCGGCCGCGACCGCCCCCGCACCCGGCAGCCCCATCGCCTTGAAGGCCGCGCTGTCGAGCGCCACGCCGACCAGCGCGGCGGTCGCCACGCTGTCGTCCACCTCGTCCTCCACGACCTTCTGCAAGGCCCACCCCACGACCTTCTCGATCACGGCAGCAGGCCCGTCATCTCGTGGACACCGAGGACCGCCAGGTACTCGAAGCTCCAGAAGGTGACGCTCTCCCCGTCGCCGTCCTCCACCATCGAGCCCTTGACGACGGTGTAGCGGATGCCGGTCCGGTCCCGGTACACGAACCCCGGCGGCATGATCGGAAGGGTCGGTGCCTGGTTGTCCCCCCAGGGGACCACCCGGATCACCACGTACTGCATGGGGTTCGCGGGGTCGTTGTCCACGACCGGCTGGATGGTGACCCGGTTCTGGGCCTGGTCGCTGGATGAAGTCTCAAGTCGCCAGCTCATCTCGTTCTCCTCTCCTCAATACATCCAGAATACAGGGAAGTTGAAAAGCCGGAAGCCCCCTCCGCAGAGGGGGCTTCCGTGTGTTGCGTCACGCGTCGTCGCCGAGCCAGTCGACGAGGTCGTTCTCCTCGAACCAGTCGAGCGGGAACCGGCGGGTGGCCTCGGAGAGGCGCGGCGGCCGGATGCGGTTGGCCTCGCAGAACGACGCCTTCGTGATGCCGCCGGTCACGTGGTTCGCGGCGTAGTACTGCCGGGCCATCGCGAGCTGCTTCATCTCGCCGTCGCTCAGGGAGAGACCGGCGTTCTGGGCCAGCTCGCGAACCGGGGCCGCGACCGGGGCGGAGGAACCGCCGGAGAGGACTTCGCCACGGATCAGCATCGGCTGCCGGAGGGCGATCTCGGCCTCGGCGTCCAGACGCTCCAGCGTGATCTCCTGCCGCGAGCGCATGGTGTCGATCGCGAGACGGGAGTCGAGCTGGGCCTTCATGAGCTTCAGGTCGTTCGAGCGCCGCAGGGCGTCGGTTTCCAGCTCGTGCTTCAGCTCGGCCTCCAGGCGGTCCTTCTCGGCCTTGGCGCGGGCCGCCTCGATCTCGGCCTCGTTCTTCGCCTTCTCGTCGGCCAGCTCCGCCGCGTGCTTCGCCTTGCGGTCGGCCATCTCGGCCTCGTGCTTGCGGCGCTTCGCGGTCATGTCGGCCTCGTGCTCCTCGGCCGTGGCGTCGGCCTGGGCCGCCTTGCGCCGGGAGGCCCGGTGGGTCTCGGCGATCTCCGCCTTCTCCTCGTCGGTCAGGTCGTACGGGTCCTTGAGGTCCGCCATGGCGAACATCCAGGCGACCCGGGTGAGGAGCGGAAGGACCGCCGCGAACGCCGCTTCGCCGCCGCCCATCCGGCTGCCGTGGTAGGCGAGCAGCGAGACGAGGAACAGCACTTCGAGCCAGCCGATGATCGGGACCAGGTTCACGGGCTTCTTGCCCTTGCCCCGGCGGTTGAACATCAGGCGGACGCCCCGGTACTCGGCGTACAGCGTGGCGCTCCAGGCGATGTCGGCCGTGGCCGCCGCCGAGAGGGCGATCGGGCTGACCTCGCCGAGGTTGTTCATGTCCAGGCCGCCGGGCTGGTACAGGTCCAGCAGCGAGTACGTCGACCAGATGATGGAACCGAGGGAAAGCAGCGAAGCCAGCAGAACGAGGAAGGTGAACTTCCGCCTCTCGTTCGCCTCCACCGATTCCGCCGTTTCGGCCTTCTTGAACTCCGACATGTTCTTCTCCGTCTCCGAGGCCCCCCGTGGGGGCGATACGCATGACTCTTCCAGTCGGCCTAGGCCATGTCAAGCCCGGATCGGCGTTTTCCTCAAATCGGCCCTCCAGGAAACACGTTCGTCCGATTTGGGACCCTTCGCCCCGAAGGTCTCCGATGTCGCTCCAGAGTGCGGTGATTCGTCCGATTCGGTAGGAGAAGAACCAGGTTCCCCGGCGGACTTCCAGCAGTCTGGAAGCCCGCCCGAACTTCTGGAAGGTGTCAGGGGCGGCTCAGGAGGGACCGGAGCCATCCCTTCCTGGCGTGGCGCGGACCCGAAGATGCCGGAAGAACTTCTTCGGGTGCCGAACGCTGTTCGGGAACGACCGGCTCCACCGGGTCCTCCGCGCACGGCGGCTCCAGCAGGCACATGTTCAGCACGTACACGTTGGGCCCCCGGAGTCCGTTCGCGGAGAAGCCGGGCTCCGTGCGCAGGAGCTGGTGCCGCACAAGCTCCCCGCGTGCCCGCGTCAGGCCGCCCTGCGTCAGCTTCGTGGAGCCCAGCAGCACCGAGGTCGGCACCTGGGTCCTGCCGACCTCGTTGACCCGCTTCAGCAGCTCTTCCAGGAGGCGCACAGCCTCGTGGCCCAGCACGCTCCGGTCGAAGGTCTCACTCATCGCCGTTCCTCTCGTAAGGCTCCGTTCTGGCCCACAGGGTACGGCGAAGGGGCCCCGGAGTGGCATCCGGGGCCCCTTCTGGTAGGCCATCTCACTCTTCCGTCGGCGTGGCCCACGGGTCCGCGTCCAGCCACCGGGAGACCGTCGACCGGTTCACTCCCAGCATCCTGGCGATCTCCGCCTGGCTGACCCGCTGGGCGTTCACCTCTCCGCGAGCCCAGCGGACGACTTCCAGCCGCGCCGTCTCCTTGTCCTGGTCGGACGCCGACGACATCGCCTGCACCGCGAGGTACCGAACCGCCTGCGGCGGCAGCCGCACGCCTCCGACCTCGACCGTGCCCTCGGGGGCTTCGGCGGGGGCTTCGGGCCCGGGGATCTCCGGCTCGATGACGGGAGCGTCCTCGGCGGCCTTCGGCTCCTCCTCCGTGGGCCCGTCGGGCTTCACCAGCCACCAGTCCTCGGCGACAGGCTCCGACGTGACGAGGTAGGGGCCCGAAGCCGCGACTTCGGTCTCCAGGACCAGCGGCAACGGTTGCTGCAACGCGCCCTTCAGGCCCTCGACCTGCGGTTCTTCTGTTGCGGAGGGGGTCTCGTGCACGGCGGTCTGCAACACCTCGGCCTCGGCCGCGTCGGGGGCGTTGCGGGACCCGTTTTCGTCACTCTCCGTGCTGTCCGTTTCGATGGGGATTGCCTCACCGAAAGCGGCCTCTTCGACCTCCTCCTGCAACGGCGTTGCAGGCGTCTTGACCAGGGAGTATGCGGTCTCAGGAGTGGCCTCGTGCGGCGGCCCCCAGGAGGGCTGTGCAACACCTTCGGCGGAATCGGACGAAAGGGGGTCCGGTTCCTCCGTGTTTGCACCGTCCGTAGTGGCCTTCTGCAACGCGTTGCGCAACGGGCCGAAAAGGCCCTTCCGGCCTTCCGTCGCCTCGATCTTCGGCTCTTCGGAAATGGCCTGGTGCTCCATCTCCGGAACCGTCTCGGCTTCGATTCGCCCGTTTTCTTCCTTTTCGAGAACTTCATCCCCGGTGTTGCGCTCGACCTCGGAAGGCTCCGGGCCGCTGACCTGCGGCTTCTCCAGGACAGTGGTCGGGGCCTCGCTCGTGGGCTCCACGAGCGTCTTGGGCTCCGATTCGTCACTCTCGGTGCCCAGATCGGGCAGCTTCAGCCACGGCTCCTCGCGCCCCGCCTTGCGCTCCCTCGCGGAGAACCAGGCGAGTTCCGCCAGGGTCACGACCAGGGCCATCACGATCGCCCGGCCCACGCCCATCTGCTGCCCGCCCCGCTCGGGCCCCCCGGTGGCGGCGCTCAGCACGATCCAGAACGGCGCGAGGGCCACCAGCATCCGCAGGGTCTTGCCGCCGGGTCCTCGCGGGGTTCCGTCGGCCTCGGGCTCCAGGGCCCAGTTCTTCACTCCGTGCAGACCCCGGCGCAGCATCAGGCCAGCTCCACGCCGGGCGTGACGCACTTCCAGGGACTGCCTCACCGCCTTCGTGCCGGTGCGGCGCACCTTCTCCTTCGCAGGCATGTCCTGTCCTTTCCGAGGACGGCCGGACCAGGCGGGTCCGGCCGTCGAGACTCTTTCGATGTGGCCCAGCCGGGCCATTTCTCAGCGGCCCGAGAGCCAGTTCTTCGGGTCGTTGTGCTCCTCGACCGGGGGCACGACGATGGCCTCCCCGTGGACGGTGTGGCCGATCACGGTGCCCGGCTTCAGCAGCGGGTTCCCCTTCGAGGGGCCCTGGCAGCTCAGGCACGGGTCGCCCTCCTGGCGGCCGTGCTCGCAGCGGTGCAGGTCCAGCATCATGCGGCCGAGTCGGGAGATCCTGACGGCCTCCTCGCTGCGCCGCAGCTCGGCCTGGGCCTCCATGTAGAACCCGTCGAGCATCTTGACCAGATTGGGGTTCTCCGAGTCCGCCAGCGCCAGCTCCAGCGCGTTTCGGTAGTCACCCACGGCTGGCCTCCTGCCGCTTCGAAACGGGCGAATCGGCCTGAACTTCCACGAACACCTTGCAGGCGCAGCGCAGCTTGCGGCCGATCTCCTGCTTGCACATCGTCCGGTGCCCCTCCTCGTGGTTCCCGGTGTGCCGGTGGCGGGGGTGGTTGCACCGCCCGCAGAGCATCTTGTCGTAGAGGCTCATCATCCCTCCTCGTTCCAGACGTTGCCGAAGTAGTCCTTGTGCGGGGTGGCCGGGTAGTGGCGGACCTCCTCCTCGCACTGCTTGTAGCCCTCCTCGGCTCCGCAGGTCTCCACCACGCCGACCTCGCGCAGCGCCTCGCGGGCCGGGGAGTCGGCCGCCAGGAGGGCGACGTTGGCCTCGCCGACGTCCCAGTCCTCGTCCCTGAGGGCCCTGATCAGGGAAGCCATGACCTGCTTCGCGCTGACCTCGCCACGGTCCCGGGCCTCTACCGCCCCGACGACCGCCTCGAAGACGCGTCGCCCTCCGTGCCAGCTCATCCGTTCTCTCTTTCCGCTTTCGCTGCGTGGATTCGCCTTGTAATCGAAGGCGAATCAGATCGCTTCCACTCGGGTCACGTGGTAGCGGGTCTGGTAGATGTCACGGACATCCTCCACCCGCATTCCGTCGAGATCGACCGCGAAGGTGTGGTGTTCGCCCGTCACGTCGGTGCAGGGCTCTCCGTTCACCGGGCACGGGCCGGTCTTCTTGTCGCGCGGGTTGTGCTCCGGGTTCTTCGGGAGCTTGACGGTCACCAGGTGGCTGGCCATCAGAACCGGCCGTAGTAGGCGTGACGGCCGCTGTACAGGTACTCGTTGATCGGGGCCAGCACGACCTTCCTGCCCCGGTAGCTTCCGCTGTTGGCGTTCCACATCCACGCCTTGCCGGACCAGTACCCCGCGTAGATCCCGATGTGCTTGATGTTGCCGGTCGAGGTCCCGATGGCGACGATGTCGCCCTTGGTCCGCGACTGCCAGGACAGCTTCTTCGAGGCGTTGTACTGCTGCTGCGCCGTGCGCGGGAGCGTCTTGCCCACCTTGCCGAAGGAGTACTTGACCAGGCCGGAGCAGTCGAACGCGTTGGGCCCCGTCGCGCCGCTGACGTAGGGGTCGTTCTTCTGTCCGGCCGCGATACTGAGCGCCCTCACCCGTATCGAGGTCGCGGCCTCGGCCTGCGGGGCCAGGCCGACCGCCAGGGTCGCGCCGACGACGGTCGAGACGGTGACGCCGAGGATCTTCTTCATGGATTTCCCTGCTTTCTGGGTTCGTTCGGAGGATTCGCCTTGTAATCAGAGGCGAACTACCACTTGAGTCCGTGGGGGCTGAAGAACACCTTGATCTCGGCCTTCCGGGCCCTGCGGACGCAGTCGGCCGTTCCGTGGGAGGCGTGAAGGCCGGGAGGGCACCAGCGGGTCCGCCTGCGGCAGGGGAGTGCGAACGCGAGGACCAGGTCGGCCCCGGACTGCACCATCTGCTCGTTGCGCATGAAGCCCGCCTGACGCCCGTGCTTGTCCCAGTTGGCCGGGAAGCCTACCTCGGAGACGAGTCCGGTCCTGGAACGCATCGTGACCCACTGGTGCGCCATGTGGTCGGCACCGGTCGGACAGAGCCCCTGGAGAACCGTCACGCGGCCGGAACGCCGCAGGATGTTGTCCAGGGCCTGATTCACCGAGGAAGCCCTCAGCCAGTCCCTGGACCCCGTCACGAGCACTCTCACGCGTCTTCCCTTCGCTCTGTGCGTCGATATGCCGGTCCACCTGCGGCGACACCCTCAACATCCGGGCGGATTGCGCTTCTTGGCGACTGGCCTAGGTCAAGACTACACCCGGCCTACCTCTCGGGGTAGGCCACTTCTCGAAATCACCCTTGTGGCGGTTCGACCGATTCCGCCCGTTTAGAATCAGCCCGAATTCGGACAAACGGTCACCGCTAGGCCGACGAATCGGTGGAACATCGCCAGATTTGCCACCCGAATCAGGGTGAACCGGACATTCGGCTTCGGGCGAATCAGGACATTCTCATCATTCGCCCAGCTCAGTGCGGGTTCGTCGATTCGTCTCCGAATATCCGATTCGCGCAGAATGAACCAGGCTGGCAGTCCGATCTGTCCCGGTTTGATCCGAGAGCCCTTCGGCTGATTCTTCCAGGGATTCGGCGGGCTTCCAGCCGTCTTCCCGGTTACCTACAAGTAGCTTCTTGTGTGTTCGTGAACCGAAGGAAAGCTACCGAACGGTAACCAGGTGGCACGAAGAAGGCCCGCCACGGCAGGGCGGGCCTTCGGTCAGACGAGCCAGGACGGGATCGCGTCGTCCGGCGGGTGAACGGTGAACTCCTCCTCCTCGGGTGAGCCGTCCTGTCCACGGACGATCGCCCCGGAGGAGTCCCGGACGAACCGGAAGAGCGTGACGGCTCCGTTCTCGTTCGTGATCGGCGTGTCCAGCGGGATGTCGTGCGGGTCCACCCCGCACGCCTTGAGCATCTTCACCGCGTCGAGGCGGTACTGCTCGTTCTTGAGCACCTGCATGACTCTCCTCACGCGAGAAGGGCGGGGCCGAAGCCCCGCCCTTCTTACAGTTCCACCTTCGACCCGTCGGGCCACAGAAGCAGAGCGACCTCCTTGCGGACGCCCTCCTCGTCGGAGACGACGCGCCAGACGTCGCCGCCGAAGTCCTCCGAGTCGACGACCAGCTCGCCCCGGAACACGTGGTCCGGGAACGCGGCCACCAGCTCCGCCACGTCGTCCTCCATCTGGCGGGCGTCGTACGGGGTGTCGCGGAGCGGGCCGACCGTGCGACAGGTCAGGACGGTGTTCACGCCCTCGTCGGTCTCCCTGTCGTCACGGTCGACGCACATGGCGATCCTGGGCGTCCCACGGCCTACGGCCTTGTTCTCGATGAAGAACTTGCTGTCCTTGATCTGGGACCACTTCATCGGCGGCTTGACCGACAGGTAGCCGGTGACCCTTCCGGTGTAGCTCACCCTCTTCCCCTTCCAGCGGTGATCGAGATGACGATGGCCATCAGGCCGACGAAGACCATGGAGGACATCAGGGCGTGGGAGAAGAGGCTCATCAGCCCTCCGTGCAGGCGGGGAAGTCGGACTTCTCCGGGCACCGGTCGTAGTCCACGCGGCGCACGTCCTGCTCGAACAGGCCGTCGGCGTTGCGGATGAACAGCTCCGGCTCCTCCTTGCACCCGGCGAGGGAAAGCGGGAGGGCGGCCTTCAGGAACTTCGGGATCTTCACCGGCTTCGCGGGCTTCTTGTCCAGCTCGACGCCCTTGGACTTCTTCACCGGCCGCTCGGTCCGGACCGGCGCGCTGCTGGCCGGTGCACTCCGGCCCGGCGCACTGCTGGCCGCCTTCGAGGGAGCCGTGGAGGGGGTCCGGTTCGACGAGCGCGGGGCCTCGGCGGTGTCGGGGGTGTCGCTGGTGCTCGTGCTGGACCTCGGCGGCGGCTTCGGCCTTCCGGCGACGGCCGCCTGGAATCCGATCGGGGCCATCGCGACATCCTCGCCGGGGCAGTCGTAATCGATCTGCCGGGCCTCGACGACGCCGGAAACCTCGTACCGGTACGAGTCACCGGCACACCCTGCCACCAGCGAAATTGCGCCGATGGTTGAAGCCAGGATCAAACTGCTCTTTTTCTTCACGTTGAATCTCCTTTCCAGTTACTAGTGTTGCAGAAAACCGTGTTTCTGTCGAGCTGAATCTTCGTAGATCTGTGCGAGGCTAGCTTCATCACTACGGAAGGAGAGGGCCTTGGCCACACCTCCGAGCGCAACCGCCTTCGCAAACGCACTGCGGGCGGAAGGCTGCAAGGTCGTCGAAGTGGGCGACTGGGAGCACCACAACCGCAACCACAAGGGGCCGTGGGGCCCGGTTTACGGCGTGATGATCCACCACACCGTCACCCGGGGAACGGCGAACACCGTACGGATCGTGAAGGACGGGTACTCCGGCCTCCCCGGTCCGCTCTGTCACGGCATGATCGCCAAGGACGGAACGATTCACCTCGTCGGCTACGGCCGCACGAACCACGCCGGTCTCGGCGACGACGACGTGCTGCGCGCGGTCATGACCGAGAGCGCACTGCCGGTCGACAACGAGGCGAACACCGACGGCAACCGCGCCTTCTACGGCTTCGAGTGCGAGAACTGGGGCGACGGTTCGGACCCCTGGCCCGCCGCCCAGCTCGAAGCGATCGAGCGTGCCTCGGCCGCCCTGTGCCGCCTGCACGGCTGGAAGGCCGAGAGCGTCATCGGGCACCGCGAGTGGCAGCCGGGGAAGCCGGACCCCAACGGCTTCACCATGTCCTCCATGCGCGCACGCGTACGCGCGAGGCTGGCGCACGCGCCGAACGTCCCCACGCCGCCCACCAACGGCTCCACGTACACCGTGAAGCCGGGCGACACGATGGCGGGCATCGCGAAGGCCCTCGGCGTCACCGTCGAGGCCCTGTTCGCGGCCAACCGGGACCGCGTGAAGGACCCGGACGAGATCTTCCCGGGGCAGGAACTCGTGATCCCGCCGCCGAAGACCCCGCCGCCGCCGAAGAAGCCGGTCGTCGACCTGTCGCGACTCGTCTCGGCCGCGCGCAACGATCCGTCGAAGAGCGGAACGCCGGTCAGCTACAGCGGTGTTTCGATCCTCGAAACCGCGCTGGTCGACGCGGGCCTGCTCGCCAAGAAGTACCGCGACGGCCACTACGGATCGAGCACGGTCTCCGCATATGCCGCCTGGCAGCGCAAGTGCGGCTACCGTGGCACCGATGCCGACGGGATTCCGGGTATGACCAGCCTGAAGAAGCTGGGCGACACCCACGGATTCACCGTCGTCGCCTGACCCTCGAAGGAGGAAATCCTGATGTCCGACCTCGACCTTCCCGACGGCGAGACCGTCGTCAAGACGGCCGCGATCTACGCCAAGGATCTGGCGGAGCGCGTCGTGGCCACCTTCGTCGTCACGGCGGCCGGTGTCGCCGTGGCCGCCGGACCCGGTGACATGTTCTCCGCCTCCTTCTGGGAGACGGTGGCCGCCGCCGGTATCGCCGCCGCCGGTTCCCTGCTGAAGGGCATGGCGGCGCGGGCGTTCGGCACCAAGAACAGCGCCTCCCTGGTCAAGGGGGCCTGATGCGCACGGCGGTCCGCAGGATTCAGAAGCTGCTGGGCCGCCGTGGCGCTGCGCTCCTTCTTCTCGGGGTGTCTCACGTGTGCTTCGGGCTGGGCTACGTCGTCCAGCCCGAGGTCACTTCCCCCGGCCTCGTCGTGCTGACCCGCTGGGCCAGCCTGTACTGCTGGACGTTCGTCTGGCTGACGTGCGGGCTGGCCGCGTTCGGGTCGGCATGGCTCCGGGTCGGAAGGGACTGGCTCGGCTTTTTCGCCGCGCTGATACCGCCGTTCCTGTGGGGATCGGCGTTCTTGTGGAGCGCATTGACCGGCGACTACCCGCGTGGACTGGCGGTCGCGGCCTGGTACGTGATCGGGCACGTTGGACTGATTCTGTGGGCTGCGACGGTTCCCGAGTTCTCCCTACCCCGTCCAGTCCGGAGGGAGCGGAGATGACCGAAGACTGGGGGGCCCTGGTGCCCATCGTCGGAGCAGTGCTGGGGGCGGTGGCCCTTCTCGGGTCCGGCCTGTTCGCGGCTCGGGCGACGAGGGCGGCGGCCCGCATGACGACGGAGGCGCAGCGCGCCACCGCGCTGGCTTCCGCAGAGCCCGCGCAGCGCCAGGCCGACCTGGCGACGTTCCGGGAGATCCGGGACGGGCTGGAGCGGAAGCTGGACCAGCAGGAGAGGCGCGTGGACAGCCTCACGTCGCTGGTGCGGGCCTTCTCCTGGTACGTGTCCGAGTTGACGGGACACATGAGGGGCCAGGGCATCGATCCGCCTGCGCCCCCTGAGCGCATCCAGGAGTACAACCGCTCGGGCGTCTGAGAAGAGGGGCACCGGGCTGGGGTGCCCCTCTCTCACTTGTCCCCGTACAGCGAGGACATCCGCGACCGCTTGGTGAGGTTGTTCAGCTCCACGTCGAAGTCGATGGTGCCCTCGGTGAGCAGACGCCACCGCTGGACCGGGGACTTCTGGCCGGGCCGGTACAGACGGCCTTCTGCCTGCTGGTTCGCCACCGTGTCCTCGGTGGCCGAGGCGATGATCTCGCACCGGCAGACGTCCTTGATCCAGTCGACGCCTTCCGCGAGGGACTGGGTCTGTGCGATCAGGACGCGCCACTCCTTCCCGAAGCCGGTCTCGATCTTCTTCCTCTTGGCTGCCGTCGTCTTCATCGTCCACGAGACAGCCTGGCTTCCGATCGCCTGCTCCGCCATGCGGGCCCACTTCGCCGACGACGTCCACAGCAGGACGGGCTCGTCGGGCGGGAGGTCGCGCAGGATCTCCAGGACCGCATCGATCTTCGGCTGCGGCATGTCGGGGTTGTAGGAGATGTCAGGCTTGTACTTCCCCTCGACCTCCGTGGCCAGGAGAGTCCCGAGCGCGGCCTGCCGGAGCCTGGTCCGCTGCTCGATCGGGAGGGACGCACCCACGGGCATGTCGTTGATCCAGGCCAGGGACTGCTTCTTGAAGTCGGCGTACTGCTCGGCCTGCTCTTCGCCCATCGACACCACGACCTGGCGTTCGACGATCGGAGGCATGTCGGCGACGACCTCCTCCGTGCGATAGCGAACCACGGCGGGAATGCCCCGCCAGACCGCTCCCGGGAACTTCTCCTTTCCGATCTTCTTGACCGACTTCTTCTGGCCGCCGGAGTAGTAGGAGTCGTCCTCGATCTCGAAGTGCTTCTCCGCCCACTGCCAGAAGTTCGGGAACAGGTTGGGCCAGATCAGGTTCAGGAGAGCCCACAGGCCCTCGGGACGGCCGCCTCCGGGCGTGGCCGACAGGGCCAGCATCTGGGTCGCCTTGATGCACTTGAGCACCTGACGTGGCACGCCCTCGCGGTTGCAGGCGCGGTGCGCCTCGTCGAGGATCACCAGATCCCATGTTCCGGTCCGGCTCCATGGCGGCACGGTGCCCTCACGCATGGCGCGCAGAGCGGACGCCTTGGTGGCCTTGGGCTCCTTGCGGATGCGGTTGCGGCCCTTCGACGCCTTGCGCCGGATGTCCTCCGGGATGCCGCCGTGCATCGCGTTCCAGCTCATGATGAACACGCCCGGCTGCTTCTTGAGGATCAGCCCCCAGTTCTCGGTGTCGGTCCGGTGTGTGCCCGTGATGTGCAGCAGGCCCCGGTCGCGAAGGGCGGGGAACTGCTCGGCGAACGTAGCCTCCCACTGCCGGGGCATCGTCGCGGGGGCGATCACCAGGACGCGCGGGGCGCGGCCGAGGTCCAGCACGCGGCACGCCTCGACCGAGGTGACCGTCTTACCGGCACCGAGGCCCGAGGCGTTGATGCCGCCCCGGGCCAGAATGCCGACCGTCTCCACCTGGTACGGCCTGAGCTTCTTCACCTGACGACCTTCCGGTCCCCTCGGGTCCGGGTGTAGACACGGACGTTGTCCGCCGCGTTGCGGCGCTGGCCCATCAGGTCGCTGGAGACCTCGCCGTCCGTCGTCACCCAGCCGAAGGAGCCGGTGGCGATGTACCCGCTGTCGATCGGGACGAAGAAGGTCCAGCCGGAGATCTCGTCGCTGAAGCGCCGCGCCTTGACCGGCCGGAACTCCTTGGCCGTCGGGAACTTCTCCAGAACCGCCTGCTCGTGGATCACGCCCTTCACCCTTCCTTCCCGAGACGCCTGCGGGCGACCTCTCGCCGCGCGGCGGTCACGTACTTGCGGCCCCAGCGGGCTGCGGTCATCGAGATGAACTGGTCCAGCCGGTCGCGGATCTCGATCGCCTCGGCCAGACTCAGGTGCGGGTCCATGGCCTTGACGGTCGGCGACTCGCCGACGAAGAGCCAGACGTGCGGCCCCTCCGCCGACGACGACTCCTGCACGCGCACGGAGTGCCCGTACGAGGTCTCCACGGCGTCACCGCCGTAGATCAGGAAGCCGCGCTGCGTCTCGACCGGGTCCGGGGCGCTCAACTCACCACCCCGATCACGCGGGCCGCCTCGGCGTCGGTCGCGTAGCCCTGCTCGGCCGCGTACTCGGCGATGTCGACCGGCCAGCGCTTGTCGAAGAACCCGATCACGACCGTCTGGCCCTCCAGCTCGACCGTGTTCGACTTGCCCGCCCCGAAGTAGTCCTTGTGCTCCAGGTAGACGGCTTCCGCCGCATCCTGACTCAGGCACTCCAGCCGGACCTCGTTCAGACCGTTCTCACCCTGCTGCATCCCAGCTCCTTCTCAACGCCATCCCACGACCGCGCGGCGCGCGGACGAGAGGAAGTGCGCGACGGTGTTCCACGGCTTTCCGCAGAACAGGCACCCCTTCAAGGTCGGGGTGAACCAGTGCGGGGTGTCCTTGACTCCGGCTTCGGCCGAACTGCGGTGCTGGCTCTCGGTCGCACCGCAGTTCGGGTAGAGGCAGGCGTTCTCACCCCTGAAGACGTGATCCTTGATCACTTCGTCGACCTGTCCACCGCGTTGATCGCGCGGTTGACGGCGCGGCGCACCGGCTTGGTGTACATCACGGCCGCTCCGACCGCGAGGGTCGTGGCGGCGGCAAGGCCGCTGGCCGCAGCCGAGTCGGTGGCCAGCTCCACGCCGACGGCACTCACGGCGGCCGTCGCCAGGATCACCGCGTCGTGGGCGACCAGGTGCGCGTCCTTGTCCATCTCTTCCTTCTCCGTTTCCTCCGCGAGGTCAGACCTCGAAGAACTTCCCCTGCCCCTGCGGGACCTGGGGGGCGTTGCCCTCGTCGACCTCACGCCAGTGGCGCAGGGACTGCTCGGGCGAGTGGGTCAGCCGGGCGCTGAGCCATGCCCGGAGTTCCGGAAGCTGCTCTTCGCGCCAGGCGGGCTGGCCCTCGATTCTGCCCGGGACGTCGTAGAAGGTGTCCTCGGGCATCGGGAAGGCGGCCGTCGGTCGGTCCACCCAGTTCAGCACGGTCAGTCTCGTCACTCCGAGGTGCCGGGCCACGTGCCCAGCGCCGAACAGCTTCAGCATGGTTCGCTCCTTTCGACCTAGGCCAAGCCTAGCACGAATCGGAAGATCGAAGTTCCAACATTGCTGCTGAATGGCCGACTTGGAGAATCAGTCGGGCTTGTGCGCTTCGAGAACCGCGATGACGCCTTCCAGGGCCTCGTCGGGGTACCCGCGCATCGACCCCAGACCGTCGGAGCGAGTCGGCATCAGGCCCAGGTCGAAGATCCGGCCGAGCAGGGCCTCGCGCTTCCTGACGGCCGCGACCTCGGTCTTCGTGCGGAAGTACCGCGTGTAGCCGTAGTTCTTCTCCGTGTCCACGCGATCGGTCATCGAGAAGGCCGACTCTCGGCCACGCACCTCGATGTAGATGCGGCGGGTACCGATCCGGGTCACCTCGCAGTTGTCGTACTCACGGCCGTCGTAGACGACGACCTTGCTGCCGGGCCGCAGGACTTCCCCGCCGACCTTGAACTCTCGCTCCTTCATGCACTTCTCCGTTTCCTCAACTAACCCCATTCTAGCGAAAGTTGAGAACGCGGGCAAGGAGGGCACGAGAAGGGCCCCCCACCTCCGGAGAGGTGAGGGACCCAGGCGGGGCTCAGGTGAGCCACGGCCACTTCTCGTCGTACCCGGCCTCCAGCGCGAGCACCTGGGCGAAGACCTGGTCGGTCAGTCCGCCGAACTCGTACCAGCCCTTCAGGCGGGTGTCGATCACGGTCGAGGCGTACCCGACCGGACTGACGCCGTAGAGCTTCACGCCGTCCGGCACCGGCAGGCTCCCGACGCGGCACTGCATGTCCGAGATCACGAACACGCGGTCGTGGCCGTCGAGACGGTTGCGGATCGCGCCCGAGATGTTCGTGCCGTGGCCGACCTCACCGGTCCGCTGGACGAAGTCGCGGGCCGCCGACAGGACGCCCTGGCCCGGCTTCACGTTGTGCCGGAACTCGCTGTCCGCGAAGCCGAACAGGTCCACCCGGCCCTGGTTGCGCTGGGCCAGCGTGACGCCGAAGATCGAGGCGACCTCCGACATCATGACCGTCGACTTCTGCGACATCTTCGTGTAGGTCATCGACGCCGAGGTGTCGATGAGCACGAGCGTGCGGCCCGGCAGCTCCGGGACGGACTTCAGCGAGCTGTTGATCGCGTCGTCCAGGGCCTGCTTCCAGCGGTCGCTCGGGGCCTCGCGGTACGCCGTGTAGAACCGGAACGGGAACTGACGGCTCTTCGCCACCTCGGCCGGGTCGGCCAGCCGGTCGGCCAGCGCGCGCGCCCGCTTCGGGTCGATACCTGCCTCGTCCATGTTCCGCAGGTTCCGCAGCGCGGCCATGTACGGCAGGTGCGGGGCCATGGCGTCCCAGACCTTCTTCGCGCCGACGCGCGCCTTCAGGTCCGAGACCGCGTTCTCCCACGTGATGCCCGCATCCGTGAAGGCGGAGCCGTCGGCGAGGGACGCGAGCTTGCGCTGGTCGTCCAGGCCGTACCAGCGCTTGCGGGCCGCGATCATCGGGACCGTCGAGATGTCGCCGTCGCCGTGGTGCCGCTCGTCGAGCAGGTACTTGAACAGGGCACCCTGCCAGTCGCCTTCACCGCGCTCGGTGCGCGGCTTCGGGTGGACCAGCTCCAGCACGTCCGCGAAGCGCAGGCCGCGCGCGTCGGAGTCCCACTTCAGCACGTTCCGCTCGGTGAAGAGGCGGCGGATCGCCATCCCCAGACCGGCGCGGACCGCGTTCGGGAGCGCCCGGCCGAAGGTGAGCTGCCAGTACGCCAGGAACTCGGTGATCTCCTCACCCCGCTGGATCACGGAGTCGATCAGCTCGGCGTTGCCGTCGTGCTGGCCCGCCTTGAGCCGGGCGCTGACCGCGTGCGCCGCCCCGGTCAGGGAAGCGGTGCGGATGTTCGCGTCCGAGCGCAGCCAGCGCAGCAGGCCGCGCAGCCACTCCCAGTCGCCGACCGCGTGCAGCTCCACGAGGTTGTTGTAGCGGGCGTCGCGGCTGGTGCCCTTCTCATGGAAGGTGTCCTGGCCGACGAGGTTCACGGCCGCGAGGCTGTACAGCTCGCCGCGCAGGCCGTGCCCGAAGGCCGGGGCTCCCTGGTGGTTCACCGTCGCGCCCTTGACGACGTCCTTCGGGCGTCCGGTCGCCCGGACACCTGCGTTGTTGAAGCGTGCCATGGAACTTCTCCTCTCTCAGCCGATGTTCATGGTTCGCCGGTAGTCGGCGAAGCGGGCCTTGCGGATGACCGATCGGTCGGCGCTCCGGAAGACGATGCCTTCCGGCGAGCCGTGCCCCTTCTCGTCGAGTGCGACGCGGGTCTGGGGCAGGGTGTTGCTCAGGAACCGGTGGGTCCCGAAGTGGGTCTCGGGCATCTCGTAGCCCATCACGGTGCACAGGTGCGGCACGCGCGGGATGCCGGTCAGGCGGCTGACGTCGTCGAGCTGTTCGACCGACAGGAAGGTCTGGCCGCCGTTCTCACGCCACCGGGAGATCGTTTCCCGGTCCCACTCGAAGGGCTGGGTGCCCTCCGTCAGGACGTCGAACATGCGGTGGCCGCGCGATCCGCTGCCCGTGTACTGCTTCGCCTGGCCGCCGATCTTCGAGCCGTAGACCTCCAGGTACACCGCGACCACGCCGAGTTCCGGGGACAGCTCCGAGATCTGGCACAGGCTCTCCGCGACGGGGCGCAGCTCGGTGACGATGTCGTGGCTGACGCCGGTCGACGGGACCACCCGGTCACCCTTCGCGTGCAGCAGCTCCTCGCGGGAGCCGATGAAGTAGTCACCGCCGGGGAGCAGGACGATGCGGCCGTTCGTGCCGTCGACCTTCTCGTAGCCGAACACCTCTCCGGTGAACGGTGTCACCTTGTCGGTGAGCCGACCCTTCTCGCCGAGGACGTGGTAGGTCTCGATCGATGGGTACTTCGTGACGGAGTTCAGGATTTCCAGGTTCACGGTTCTCTCCTTTTCCGGGAAAACAAAAACCCCCTCCGACTGGAGGGGGCGCGATATGCACAGACGTACCGGCCGGTTCACCAGAGCAACTGCGGTTTTTGGAGACCATTGCTCTACCAATTGAGCTACCCAGCTTTTCAAGGCCGGGACTGGAATTGAACCAGCAACCCACGGTTTGAAGTAACCGCCGTCTTCGCACCGGCCGGTGCGTCCGTGCACATCACAGGAATCCTGGAGCCGCCTGGTTCACCGAGATCGCGACGGGGAACGTTGCGCGTGCTGCCAATTACACTACCGGGCTTTCGCCTTCGCCTGGACTTGAACCGGACTACGCCCTCCTGAAGGGGAAGTATCCGTCACTGTCGCACCAGACGACACCAGGATTCCTGTGAATTGCGCCCCCCGGTTCACCGGAACGACTGCGGAGAGTTTCATTACCAGTGAAGTATCCGCTGTCTTCGCACCGGGGGTGCAGGAAAAACATTACGGGATGCTGCGACGAGGTCGCAACTCCTTTACGCGTAGACCGCGCAGAGCAGCCAGGAGGCCGTCGTCTGCTGCGGGGTCATCTCCAGCCGCTCCAGCGCCCGGCTCAGCCTGCCCTCCGCGAGGAGGTACTGCGCCGGGGTGAACGTGAGCGGGTCGATGGCCTGGGGAACGGTGCCGGAAGCCTTGAAGGTCATGCCGGAGGCGACCAGGGAGATGTGCGTGTACTCCAGGTGCCCGGTCCAGCAGATGTCGATGCCGAGGTGCTTCGCCATGAGCGCGGACAGCGAGTACTCGGCGGAGTCGATCTCCTCCTGGCTCACGTTGCCCGCGCGCAGGAGCCGCCTGCGCATCTCGTTCTCGTAGTCCGACTCGATGTCGGCCATCCAGTGGCCGTCGAGAAGGCTGCCGTACTCGTCGACCTCGTCGACCTTCCAGGAGCCCTCGTCGGGACAGCCCAGGTAGAACCCGTACGCGAGGCGCGCACTCGACCCCATCGGCATACCATTTCCCCTCTCCGGAACAAGACCGCGCGTCAGTACGCGCCGGACTCCTCGTACATCATCGTGATCTTCTGCTCCCGGTAGGCTTCCAGCTCCTCCGGGGACAGGAAGGTCATGCCGTCCTCGATCGCGATAAAATCGGCCGTGTCGGCCATCTTTTCTTCTCCCTTCCCTTGCGTGTACACGATGGGATTCGAACCCACGGACCGCACGGAATCACCAGTTCCGCCCGGTCGCCTGCCCCTGTCGCTGGGACGACTTCAGCAGGCACCCTTTGGCCACTCGGGCACGTGTACTGCCGGACCTCGAACGGTTACCGGCCCAGATTCCGCCTACGGGGGTCAATGTGGCCATACGGCTCATCTACGCGGAATCAAGGAGGCTCTTCTGCCACCCCCACCTCAGAACCTGTGACGGGATTTGAACCCGCGCCGCCGACACCCTCACGTCGGAGTGCTGCGCTACACCACACAGGCCGGAATCCAGGAGCGGAAGCGTGGAGCCGCCGCTGTGCCTTCCTGGATTCCTTGTTGGTTCAAAAAGGACCGAGGGCTGTGCTGTGCCAACAGGGTGCAACCCCCGGTCCAGTCGACGGAGAAGGACTTGAACCTTCGACCTCTGGTTTATCAGACCAGTGCTCTACCGAACTGAGCTATCCGTCGTTCCTCGCCAGGGGTGGTCGGATCACCCCCGGCGAAGGGTGCGCCGAGGAGGGCCAAATCAACCTCGGTGCGGGTGTTCTCAGGTGGTCGGACACCCTCGAACTAGTTATTACGTTACCGGAGTTGAGGGCAGGGTGTCAACTTCCTGCGATCAGACCGCGAGGCGGAAGTACTCCCCGTCCGGCTTCAGGATTCCGTCGCGGGTGAAGGACCGCAGGAATCCCGTCGCCTGCTGGGTCCCGCAGCCCGTCCAGGAAGCCAGGATCTCCGGCGTCCAGAAGCCGTCCGGCTGGCTCCTGAGCGCCCGCAGGGCGACGTCCCGGGGAAACTGCCCGACACCGTTCTTCGGGTACGCCAGGAGGCGCACCATGTCGTCGGTGACCGTCCAGGTGCGGATCAGGTTCCGGCCGTGCACGTTCAGGTACCCGTGCCCCCGGAAGCGCGTTCCGCGCGGGAGCGTGTGCGGCTCCACGCCGGAGCCGTCGCCGAGCACCGTCGTCGTGTTCTGCGAGGTGTTCACCCGCAGGCAGAAGGAGTAGTCGAAGTTCGAGCGGATGCCCGAGGTGATACCCCGGTCGTCTCCCGTGCGCAGCGGGTTCTGCGTCATCCACATCAGGATGACCTCGCGGGAACGCCCCTGGCTGGACAGCTCGGTGAGCTTCTGCATCACCGACTTGTCCGGGCCCTCCTGGAAGGTGTACTCCTCACCGTCCTGGTTCTTCGGGGCCTTGCCGCGCCGCTTGTCCTCCTCGATCACCGCGCAGAGGACCGAGTACCCCTCGTCGATGACGATGAGCTTGCGGGGCCCGAGCTGGAAGTCCCACTTGCTCAGGCCCTTCTTGGCCATCAGGGCGGCCCGCTCTTCCATCTTGGCGTGGGCGGACTCGATGGCCTCGATGATCTCCTCGTGGGCGACCGCGCAGCGGCAGATGCCGCGCCAGACCGTGGCCTCCTCGCCCTTCCCGTCGATGAACCAGTCCAGCTCCTCGTCGGGGTGCACGACGGCGCGGGCCATCAGGGACCGCGTGGACCAGCTCTTGCCGGAGCCCGAGGCCCCGCCGACCAGGATGCGCTCGTTGCGCGGTACGTCGACCTCCTCGCCCGTGACGGTGTCGCGCCCCAGGGTCGTGATGCCGGGGTGCCAGAACATGTCCAGCTCGTCGGTCACGTACCGGGTCCGGATCGCGTAGAGCACTCGCGAGGACCGGCCGGAGGGCGACAGGTCGCTCAGGTCGGCGTCGAGGACGTCGAGCATGACGCGCAGCTTCTGGTGCCCGCGCTCCAGCTCGGTCAGGGTGTCGCGGTCGTTGAGTCCGAGGGTCGCCACGACCCCGGACTCGGTCAGGGCGGCGTTGACCAGGCTCACGCCACGGAAGCCGCGCTTGCGGGACTCGACTTCCCACCAGGCGGGCTGGAGGAGGTCGAGGAGGCGCAGTTCCTCATCCGTCGGCTTCAGCACGGCGCTCCTCCGGGGTGACGTCGATGAAGGGCTCCGTGTGCAGGCGCAGGACCAGGCCGGTCTCGACCGCGATGTAGGCGCTGTACGGGGGCACGTGCTGGCAGATGGCGGCGGCCCTGTCGAGGGCGTCACGGCCCTCCAGGCCGTCCCGGAGGAACCACACGGCCATCGTGTCGGCCGGTCCGAGACCGAGCGACAGGGCGGCGTTGTGCGGGTTCGTGGCGAGAACGGCGTCCCCGCTGTAGACGTTGTAGGTCAGGTCGCGGCCCCTTCGCCGCGCCTTCACCGCGTAGTACTGGTTGAGCATTCCTTTCTCCTTTCACGACGAAGGCCGGTCCGGGCGCGAGGGGATCTCGCCCGGACCGGCCGGTCCTTGGTGCGCCGGAGCGCGGGTCAGAAGGTGCTGCCGACGGAGACGGCCTCGGCGGCCTCGTCCTCGTCGTCCTCGTCGATCTCCGCCTCGATCAGGTCCTCGTCGAGGCCCGCCTCGGCGGCGACGGCGTCGGCCTTGCGGATGTCGTCGACCAGCGCCTGCGCCTCGTCGGCGGAGAGGTTGGTGTCGAGGACGATCGCCGGGACCGGGTCGACGCCGGAGGCGTCGGCGCGCTGGACGATCGGCTTCACGACGTTGTCGCGGACCGAGTTCTTCAGGCTGACGGCCCAGTCCTCGCCGTTCTTCGCGGCCTCCTGGAAGGCCAGGTCGGCGAAGGCGAACAGGTCGTCGTCCTTGGTGGTGGAGCTGGGGTTGTCGAGTGCTGCTTCGACCTGGACGCGGATGTAGCTGCGCAGGTCGGCGTCGGCCGCACCCGGGAACTTCAGCTTGGCCTTGCGGGTCAGGGACCGGATCGTGGTTCCGAGCGACACGGGTTTCTTCCTCTCCTCAACAGCTTTCAGGTTCTGCGCTGTTCTCTGTGAACAGCTTAGCACGAAATGGCCTGGGCCACTACTTCTGGGCCGGACCCTTCGGGCGCTTGCGGATCGTGGCCGCCGCCGGGTCGTCGGAGTTCGCGAAGTCCGTCAGCCGGGCCGACGGGACGAACTTGATGACGTACCGCTCCGGCACCAGAACGCGCTCGCCGGTCTGCGGGTTGCGGGCGTACCGGGCGGGCCGCTTGACGCGGGTGAAGGTGCCGAAGTTCGTGATGGAGGTCGAGCACCCCTGCGCGGCCCGGTTCGCGACGATGTCGAAGACCGTTTCCGTCGCCTCGTAGGCGGCGGACTGAGTCATCGAGTTGCGGTCCGCGACCTCGTGCGCGAGGGAGAGCTTGTTCAGATTCGTGACGTTCTTGTCGTCCTGGGTCACGTCGGTTTCCTTTCCTCAACTAGGCCAAGCATACCACTACTTGGGCAACTGCGCAGCAGGGTTGGCCCGATTGGGCGCAAGGAGTGGTAGCGGAGTGAACAACGGTACGCCGACAGGCGTGTTTCCGTCACATCTTCCAGGCGGAAAACCGACCTGAATCGGAACGGAAGGAGGGGCCCGGCCGAAGCCGGACCCCTCCTGGGTTCCTCGACGTCACCGTCCTCGGCGGAACCAGCCGGTTGTGGACTTCGCGTCGCGGTCGGCGAAGGACTCGCCTCCGCCGTTGTCGGATGCGGCCCGACGGCTCGCCCGGCCCAGAAGGCGGGACTCCGAGGACCGGGGTGCCGCGATGAGCTGACGCATCGCGTCCTGCGTGCTGAGCCCGGTCGCCGACGGCGCGCTGTCGCGCGTCTGCCGCTCCGCCGCCTTGCGCCGGTTCCGGTCGCTCGCCGACTCCTTGCCCTTCGCCGCGTACTTCGCGGCCAGTCGCTCGTCCCGCTTGCTCACGTTCCGTTCCTCTCTTCGATGTGGAGGGACACGGTGATGCCCATCCGGGACTTCGGGGTCCTGTCGTGCGGGTCGTACGCCTTGCTCTCCGCGATGAACACGCAGGCCATGTCGGCGTCCAGCGCGTCCTCCGGAAGAAGCGTCGAGCGGGCGGTCAGGCTGACCGACCCGATTCGGAACGAGATCGATCCGGGCCGGACCGTCACCAGGCCGTCACCGGCCGGGGGCACCGGACCGTTCGGGAAGTCGCCGCCCTTGCCGCCGGACTGGGTCATGGCCAGCTCGCACTCGAACCGGTCCGAGGTGTCCTCGTGCGCCAGGACGGCGATGACCGCCCCGACCTTCCGGTCCACCCAGGAGGTCACGTTGACCTGGCCCATCACGCGGCCCCGAGGTTGTCGGGGTCGAGCGCCACGCTCTCGCCGATCCGGCGGCCGACCAGCATGGCCAGCACGGCGGCCACGGTCACGCACGCCCACGTTCGCATCTTCCTCATGCCTGCTTCTCCTCCTCTTCCTTCTTGCCCTTGAGGTGCCGCTCCAGCGGCCTGGAGGCCGTGATGACCAGGGCCTCGCTCGCGATCAGGGCCGCCAGCGGCCAGCCGTCCACGTCCGCCGCGCCGACCGCCGTGAGCCAGAGCGCCGCACCAGTGGCGCTCATGACCAGGTAGACCGCGAGGGCCTTGCCCGCCTTGCCGCCCATCAGGCCGTCGCGACCTTCGCCTGGCGGATCTCGGCCAGCTTGGCGATGACCTCCTGCGCCCAGCCGCCGCGCTTCCGGTTCCGCGCGGCACGGCGGAGGCGGGAGTTCAGCGTGTTCAGGGCGGCCGAGTCGTTGTAGTCGTACCGGCTGGCGATGTCCTTGACGAGGCCGATCAGGTTGTCGGTCGCCTCACGGGACAGGCCCATCGTCAGGAGGACTGCGGCGGTCTCGAAGCCGACCGGCTTCACCTTGCCGTTGCGACCGTTCTCGATGATCGTGGTGGCCATGTTCTTCCCCTTTTCCGAAGCCGCCTTTTCGGCGTTGAGACCACTCTTTCAGAAAGTGGCCCAGGCCGTCAAGCGTGCCTGGTGACGCTATGATTGACGGAAGGAAAGGAGGTGGTGGGGTGACGGGAGACCTTCACGAGCAGATCCAGATCCCGGCCGACTGGCCCCTCACGGAAGAACCGGTCACCGAACCCAGGGCCGGACCCGAGGGTCGGCTCTCGTTCACCCAGGTCCCCGACTGGGTGATCATCTGCGAGCGCATAAACGCAACGGCCTTCAGGCTGTGGAGTGTTCTGCGGTCGATGCAGTTCGAGAACGAGGGGCCCGGGATACCCCCGCTGACGCTCGACGAGGTCTGCTGGCTGCTGCCGGGGATCAACGGGAAGCCGACGTCGAAGTCCCGGGCCAGGCAGGCGCTGGACGACCTGCTCGAAGAGGGGATTCTGGAGGACGTCAGCGAGCCGGGGCTCGGGCGGGCTGCCGCCCGGAGCTATGTCACGCACGACCGGCCGGTGAAGTCCCTCGGGCACAGCAGTGCACGCAGGAAGCTGCGAAGGTACTGGCCGGGCTGGCGCAAGTAACAGAACAGCCGCCCCTCCGGCGGGGGGGATACCGGAGGTGCGGCTGCCTGGAGCCGGGCTCCTCGGCTCTCCCTCAAAAGGTACAGGGAGAGTCGGGGATTCGCAGCAGGAACCTCTGAACTTCCTCAAGCCGGGTTCCAGTCCGGCCGCGACGGGAGAAGATGCCAGGCATGACACTCAAGAAGAAGCCGCAGCAGGCGGCCAAGAAGAAGCCCGGCTCCTCCTCGACCGCGCAGACTCCCGCGTCGTCGCCGTTCGACATCCTCCAGTCCGCCGCGTCGAACGGCTCCTACACCTCGTCCTCCTGCGACAGCGGTTCCAGCTCCAGCTCGTGCGACAGCGGCTCCAGCTCCTCGTCGAGCTGCGACAGCGGCGGGTTCTGACTCAGAACGTGAACACGTTGCTGAAGTACGGCGTCGTCGCCGGGTCCGTCACCGAGCCCGGCGACAGGTGCCAGTACCGGCCCCGGTAGGTCGTGTCGTTGAAGTTCACCGTGTACGGCCCGACGTCGGTCCGGCTGGCCGAGATGCCCGTCGGCGTCACCGAGACCTCGAAGGTCATGGGGACTCCGGCGACCGGAGCCACCGTCGTCGTGGTGGCGAGCTGCGTCCCGGTGGTGACCCCGGCGGTGTGCCGGTAGAGCTGGAGATCGCCGTTGGCCCGGAAGACCACGTGGTAGCCGCCGGAGTCATTGGCCCCGCTGAAGACGTACGCAGTGTCGTCCGGCTTGCCGAAGGCGATGCCGGAGTGCAGCGTCGAGACGCCGGGCAGGACGTCCCAGGTCATCGTGAAGGCGATGGTGTACGTTCCGGCCGCCTGGGCCGTGCTGACCCGGTGGCCGCCCATCAGGACCGCGTTGTTCGGGATCTGGGTGATGAACATCCGCTGCGAGGAGTCGTACTTCAGCGCGTAGTCCGCGTCGTACGGAGCGACGCCGATCGTGCCGGGGGTCTTGACCTTCGTCCACGCCTGGACGCCCTGCATGGACTTCTGGTTGTTCAGGTAGATCCACTCGGCTTCCATCAGGCCCTCGACGCCGAGCCCGACCAGCCGGGTCACGTCGGCGTGCCGGTGCACCGACCAGACGATCACGGTCTTGCCCCGGTTCACGACCTCGGTGATCTTCGCGTCGGTCGCCGCGAGCGGCACGCCCCACCAATCCACGTTGGCGTCGACCGAGTCCATCTGGCCCGAGGTCGTGCCGACGTCGATGTAGGCCCAGGTCGTGAAGCCGTTCGCCTTGGCCCAGGCGAAGCTGCCCGAGAGGTAGTAGTTCTTCCAGACCACCGAGTTCTGGCAGCCGGGGTACTGCCCCAGCAGGATGTCCTGGAGGATCGGGATGGAGTCGTTGTCCTTCCCCTCCAGGAAGATCACGACCTTGCCCACGAACCGGTCGAGGACGTCCGAGATCGTCGGCAGGGGCTGGTTGGACCAGCCGTCGCCGAGAAGACCCTGCGCCCGGACCTTGATGACCTCGCTGAGCTGCGAGTACGTGTAGTCGCCGATCCCCTCGGTCGGGACGCCGCTCATCCGCATCAGGTCGGTGTCGTGGTAGCAGACCGGGATGCCGTCGGCCGTCACCTGGACCGACACCTCGATGGCCATCGCCCCGGCCGCCACCGCGCCCTCGTACGCGACCATGGTGTGTTCGGGGAACTCGCCGCCGGAGCCCCGGTGGGCGATCGTGAACGGGTTGTTCGAGGTGAGGTCGGCGATCGTCACGCCGCCGCCCTCGGTGATCACGTACGCCTGGGTGTACCAGTTGCCGCCCTGCGGGACCATCGTGATCGATTCCCAGGGGACCCGCAGGACGAACGTCAGTGCGCCGTCGATGGTCTGCGACCCGTTGGCGTCCACCGTCACGAAGTTCTGGCTGAAGTCGATCTTCTTGACGGTGATCGGGTCGGTCCGGCCGACCGCCGTCGGCAGCGTGATCGTGATCGCGGCCGAGTTGGCGTTGCCCAGGATCACCTCGTCGAAGGCGTTCGCCGTGTAGTTCGCGGTCTTCACGACCGACTGGAACGTGAGCTGGCTGTTGCGGATGCGCAGCCCCGTCGGGGAGTCCAGTAGCAGGCCGGAGGCCGTGAAGGGCCCCGCCAGCACGACCTCGCCCCGGGCCGCCGCCAGACCGGCCCCGCTGTTGGAGTCGCCGAAGCGCGGGGCGGTGGAGTTCGTGCCGATCTCCAGGAACAGGGTCGGCCCGAGGCTTCCGGAGCCGGTGCCGAAGATGTAGATCAGGTACGTGCAGTTGTCCACCGAGACCAGGGACCCGATGACGGGGTAGCGGGCGGCGTCCGACCCGAGGTAGAAGCCGGAGACCGACAGGCCGACGTAGCAGTACCGGACCCGCAGGCCGTGGATGTCGGTCCGCTCGGTGAGCAGGACGCCGTACTTGTAGCCGCCGCCGCAGGTGACGTTCTCGATCAGGATGCTGCCGTTGCCGCCGTTCGCCGGGAGGAGCAGGCCGATGGCGTTTCCGGCGGAGAGGCTGTTGACGTCCGCGTAGCTGGAGCCGGGGGCCGCGATCGTTCCGGCGGTGGCGTACAGGACGTCGCGGATCTGGAGGTTGGCGACGCCGGAGAAGTCCATCGCCGTGTACGTCAGCGCGAAGTCGGAGTGGCACGTCAGGATCGACAGGTCGTGGATCTCGACCGAGAGGTTCGAGTACAGACCCGCCGTCACGCCGAATCCGCTGAGCTGGTTCGGACCACCGATGACGCAGGGGTTGCCGTTGGCGTTGATGTTGTTCGTCTGGTCGGTCCCGCTGGCGAACAGACCGAAGGAGACCAGGGTCGAGCCGGTCGCGTTCGGGAGTGCCTGGTCCGGGCGCTGGGAACCGGCACCGGTCTGCGATCCGGAGATCCGCAGGGTCATCCGGCGGCCGGAGGTCGGGATGGCCGGGAGCGAGATCTGGGCGTTGCCGAGGGCACCGGTGTTCAGTGCCCCCGCGATGCCGTAGAAGGCACCGGGGGCGGGCGGGATGTGCACCGTGGCCGAGTAGGAGTGCCCGATCGCGTACAGCACGGCCGCGTTCACGGCGGCCTGAATGGCGGCCGTGTCGTCCGTGGCCCACATCGCCACACCGGAGGTCACGGTAGTCAGGGCGGGGGTGGCGAGGGTGACCTCGGTGGCGCTGACGTACGTCGAGATGGTGGTCGACAGGGTCCGGCTGGAGGTGCCCGCCTTCAGGATCATGATGGGCTTGCCCGCGTCGCCGGGGACGAAGGGTGCGCTGGAGCAGGTCAGCGATGCGGTTCCGCTGGTGATCGCGGCGTTGGACACCATCTTGCCGTCGCCGACCGCGCCGTACTCGAAGACGTTGAAGGCGTCCGGCGGCGCGTCCCGCGTGGCCATGGAGCCGAGGCCCAGGTTGGTGCGGGCGGCCGGGGGATCGGTCAGCTCCGAGAGGTTGTTGCTCGCCTGGAGCAGGGCGGGTCCCGCCGTGGTGGAGTCCGTGATCAGGCCGAGGTTGGCCAGGCTCGCGAGCAGGTCCGTGAGGGCCGCGCCCGAGGTCCGCTCCCCGGTGATCTCCTGCTTGGCGATGGCGGTCGCGCCGTGGAACCCGAGCAGGTTGGACGCCCCGTCGAGCGTGTGGACGGGCGCGTTGGAGGGGGCGTCGGTGAACTCCCAGCGGCCGATCGCGTGCGCGAGCTGGAGGGCGTTCTCAAGCTGGAGGTACGGGAAGAGGGTTCCCGAGAAGCCGCCGAGTTCGTAGACCGACAGGTTCAGGTCCGCGCCGGAGCCCTGGATGTCGAGTTCCGTACCCGACTGCCGCAGCCGGATGCCCTTCGCGAGTTCCTGGCCGATCATCAGGTCGGTGTTGATGAAACCCATCAGACCTGCGGCGACGCGGCTCAGCTCGGAGTCGAGAGCGCCCGTGCCGGGGCCCCACAGGTGCGAGCCGTCCGCGAGGGCGCGGTAGCGCTCGAAGGCGTTGCCGGTCACCTGGAAGAGGTGGGCGACGGAGCCGGGGTCGCCGAGAAGGCTGCCGATCGTGCCGGTGAAGGTGTCTCCGGCGAGCTTGGCGTAGAGCGTCAGCGGGTCGGAGCCGGAGGACGGCCCGACACCGAACTTGGCCGCCTGGACCACCACGGCCTGCGTCGAGTCGGAGAGGTTGGTGGCGTTCTTCTTGACGGCGATGAAGGCGGCCAGGATGCCCTGGCCAGGCAGGGCCGGGTTGGTGACATAGGAGGCCCGGCCCATTGCGTTCACGGCCGCGTCGAGGTTCGGGTAGACGGTCTGCCCGTACTGGAGGACGTGGATCTCCGAGCCGTCATTGGTCGGGAAGATCCAGAGCCGGTGGACGACCGAGGAGTTCGCCCCGCCGCCGATGGCCGTCAGGACGCCGTTGTTGTCGTACTGGGTGACGTTGATCGCCGTACTGGGTGCTGTGGTCAGCAGTGCAGTGTTGCGGAGCAGGTGAATCCAGGAGGCCGGGGACTCGCCGACGGTGTCGATGATGTGCGGGTTGTTCGTCAGCGCCGCGCCGTTGTAGTGGCCCCAGGCCCGGGAGAACATACGGCCGGGGGCGTGGTTCAGGAAGAGGTTCGTGCCGTTCGGGACGATCTCGTTGCCGGTGATGTTGAACGCGCCGATGGAGTCGATCAGGTCCGCGAGCTGGTTGCCGACCTGCGGGGCGATGATGGGCAGCGACTGCGCCAGGAAGATGCTGCTTCCGGTCTGCGCCGTGACGCCGAGCACGATGAACTGGCGTCGCTCCTCCGGGGACGGCCGCGCCTCCTGCTGGTAGACAGTCAGGTTCTCGTCCATCAGCCACCACGTGATCGTGCGGGTGAGCGCCGGGGCGTCCAGGGCTACGGTCAGGGGGCTGTTGAGCTGGACCGGCGTGATGGTGATCGGCTGCGTGAGGATGTCGACAATGTGCCCCTGGAAGGGGTTGATCGTGATCGCGAGCGGGTTGCCGACGGCCACGGAGATGTCGCCCCCGGTGAGGATGCCCGTCGTCAGGCCGTCGCCGCTGCCGGGCTCGCCCATCGGCCCCTGCGGACCCGGGCCGCCGTCGGGCCCCGGAGGACCAGCGGGACCGGGCGGACCGGGCGGGCCGTCAGCCCCGGGGACGGGAACGTAGGGGGTCCCGGCGATGTCGGAGGAGACGATGTCCGTGATGTCGATGTCGCTGCCGTCGCCGACGGGCAGGAAGAAGTACTGCGTATACCAGACTCCTGCCACGAATTGCCGGAACTTCCACAGTCGGCCCTCGGTCGGCTCGACGCCTTCCGCGTCGGTGCAGACGAGGGTTTCCGCGAAGGAGCCGTCGGCCTCCAGGGTGACCTTTCCGCCGCCGACGAGAATCTGGTTTCCGTCCTTGTCGGTCCAGCGGGCGGGCACCGGCTCGAAGATGACGTAGTGGTCACCGTTCGTGCCGTCGTACGGCTCACCGGTCACCGGGTTCGTGTACAGGCCGGTAACGGTTCGTTCCGTGGGCAGCGGCATCGGACCTCCTTCTCGGTGAGGCCAGATTACGGCGAAGCCCCCGGCCGCCGGAACCAAGAACACCCCGCCTTGCGGTCACCCGGCTTCAGCGCGGGCTCCTACGGCGGGGTGTTCGGGGGGATCTCTCGTTGCCGAGAGGTCACCAGACTAGCGAACTTGCGACAGTGATCGCAAGGTTGAGGCTCAGACCATCAGCAGCAGGCGCGTGCCGGGGATCAGCTTCCGGTTGACGCTCGTCGACTGGATGAAGATCTGGTAGTCGGGGTTGTGGCCCGGCTTCACGGTCGTGTTCACGTCGGGCAGGCCGACCAGCCTGCGGGCGTCCTGCCCGAGGAAGACGCGGTCGGTCTTCTTCTCCACCACGGCGATCTGCTTGGTGCCCTGGACGGTCTCGCGCTTCGACAGCTCGTAGAACGCGCAGCCGGTCGCGTAGCGGTAGCCCGCGCGGATCACGAAGTCGCGGATCTGCATCTGCTCGTCGACCGGGATGAGCTTGTACGAGGCGGCCGGGATGTGCTGGAGCGTGGAGTGCACGTCGGCGGCCGTCAGCTCCTCGCCCATCGAGAAGAGGTTCTTGGTGCCGCGCAGGCCGCTCTTGCGGGCCTGCATGAAGGTGTCGGTGGCGCGCTGGATGGTGCTGACGGCCTCGTTCAGACCGGCGGAGGAGTTCACGTTCCAGGTGGTGACGTTCTGGGCCGGGAAGCCGAAGCGCTTGGCCTCGTGCGCGGCACGCATGTCGGGAACGAGGACGCCGACGGTCCAGTGGTCGGGGAGCTTGGCGAGGGTGGTGGAGATCCGGTCCATCAGCGACCGGGCCCCCATGCTGCCGTAGCCGCCGTACGAGGCGTTCTCCATGCCGTCGGTGAGGACGAACGTCAGGAAGGAGTGCTCGCCGTAGCCCTCCCAGACGTGTCCCAGGTCTTCCTGGGACTTGCAGACGGCCTCGACGAGCGCCGTCATGCCGCCGGGCCGGTAGTAGTCGCCGATCTTCGGGAGCCGCAGAACGTCCTTGTCGTAGATCACGCACTCGACCTGGTCGCTGAAGGTGTAGACCGAGACACGGGTCTCCTGGTCCAGCTCCTTGGAGCGCTGCGCGAGGTAGGCGATCTGCTCCTCGACGACCTTCACGAGCTGGCCTCGGTGGCCCGACATCGACGCGGAGGCGTCGAGCACCAGGGCGACGTGGTTGATCTGGTTCTGCGTGTGCTTGGCGGCCATCTTTTCTTCTCCGTGATCCTGTGTGTTTTGTGCGGGGTCTCGTGTCTCGTCTTCTTGTGGTTCCCACGCTATCAGCCCCCACTGACAATCGCCCTGACCTGCACGGATATCCGGCAGAGCGGTAGGCGTGTGGCAGACTCCTGTGGAGCAGGATCAGGAGCGGTCGAGGAGGCCCGGCGTGGCAAAGTACGGTCTGACAGGTGGTCAGGGGTTCATCGGTGGCTGGGTGCGCAGGGAACTGCTCCGGCGCGGCCACCAGGTGGTCGTCTTCGACCGCTACCCGCGCACGGCGATGGCCGAGGGGGAGGACTTCTACCTCGGCGACGTGCAGGACGCGACGGCGGTCACCGAGATGGCGGCGCACGTGGACGGAATCATCCACCTCGCGGCCGTCCTCGGCACGCAGGAGACGATCCAGAATCCCCGCCCGTCGGCGGCCACGAACATCCTGGGGAGCCTCAACGTCCTGGAGGCGGCCGTCCAGTACGACCTTCCCGTGGTCTACGCAGGCGTCGGGAACTCCTTCATGCGGGAGATGGCGACCGGCTCGTACACCATCTCGAAGACGTGCGTGGAGGACTACGTGCGCATGTACAACGCCTACCGGGGTGGCCGGATCTCGGTGGTGCGCCCGGTCAACGCCTACGGCCCCGGCCAGTCCGTGGCCGCGCCGTACGGGCCGAGCAAGGTCCGCAAGATCCTCCCCGCGTTCACCTGCCGCGCCCTGACCGGGACCGACATCGAGGTGTACGGCGACGGCACCCAGGTCTCCGACTGCGTCTGGGTCGGCGACGTCGCGCGCACCTTCGTCTCCGCCCTGGAGCACACGGCGGCCAACGGACCGCTGGAGAAGGCGGCCGAGGTCGGCCCGGTCGAGTCCGCCACGGTCAACGACGTGGCCCGGCTGGTCGCCGAGGAGGCGGCCATCGCGACGGGCCGCGAGCCGGTCGGCATCACGCACCTGCCGATGCGGCCCGGCGAGGTGCCGAACGCCGTCGTCCGCTCGGATGTCTCGACTCTCGAACCGCTCGGGATCGACGCGAACGGCTTCGTCTCGCTGGAGGAGGGCGTGAAGCGGACCGTCATCTGGCTGGCCGAGAGCTGGCTGCCGGGGTGGAACGCCTGATGGACTACGTGATCGTGCCGCTGTGGCGGAGGGCCGGATTCGCCGAGGCGTGCCTGCGTCGGCTCGGGCTGGCCATGGACGGCGGCGTGCGCGTCCTCGTCTCGGTGGACTGCGGTCACAACGAGGAGACCCTGGCCGTGGCCGAGCGCTTCGTGCGCGAACGGCCCGGCCGGGCTGCCCTCACCGTGCGGGACGTCGACTACCCGACCGGCTCGTACAACGTCTTCACCGCGATGCGTGAGGCGCTGGACTGGGTGGGACCCGATGACCTGGTGCACGTCCTAGAAGAGGACATCCTGATCGGCCGGGCCTACTTCGCATACCACCGGCACGCGCATCACCTTACCCCCGACGCGTATTCGGTGAGCGGGTGCGAGAACATCTTCCTGGAGGACCACGTCCAGGTGCCGGACTTCCATGACGCCGTCTACCTGTCGGGCGCGTTCCAGGTCTGGGGGTCCAGCTACCGGCCGGACCGGATCGGGAAGATCCTGTCCCGGCTCCGGCCCGGCTACTTCGAGGACATGGGCAAGGCGGTGGCGGCCGAGTTCGGCGAGGACAACATGCTGCGCACGGGTGCCCTGTACGACGGCGTGATGGCCAACGACATGGCCCAGCAGGGCCTGCACGTCACCTTCCCGTTCACCCCGCGCGCCTACCACGCGGGGTTCGAGGGCCTGAGCTACGGCGACGAGGCACTGGCGGGCCCGGCGGACGAGCAGGCCGACGCCATCCTGGCCATGTCGGGCGAGGAGCTGAAGGCGCGCTGCACGCTGCCCGGGGCGCGGTTCAGGCCGGTCGACCTGGAGCGGCCCCTGGGCGGCGTGCACCAGATCCTGCCGTTCTAGCTCCAGTAGCTGTAGAACACCGGCCGCAGGTCCCGCCAGGCGTCCTCCTGGGCGAACAGGCCGCCCCACCGGGCGATCCGGACGATCTCCTGCGGGACCAGCGGCACGACGCCCTCCTCGGCTGCCGCCAGGTCCGGGAAGCCCAGGGCGGCGGCCAGCTTCTTCATGACCGAGATCTTGTCGTGGGACACCTTCTTGGACAGGTGCATCTTCCGGAAGATCGACGCCGCCGTGGTGTCGAGCTTCAGGCCGGTCCGGGCGTCCATGTATAGACCCGTGAACGGGAAGACGCCGCCGCTCAGCGGCCGGTGGACGATCTCCATCTTGTCGTGGACGGTCCAGTACTCCTCGGTGTCGATCGCGTCGCTGTAGCGGGCCCAGTGCGGGAACCCGGCGGCCCGGATGACCAGGACGGCCGGGTCGCCGTACTCCCCGTCCCAGGTGACGGGCTGCGCCAGGCTGGTCTCGGAGTGCATCATCTCGCGGAGGATCATCCGCTCCATCTGGGCGTCCTCGTCGCCCGCCCGCTCCAGCTCGTCGAGCAGGTCGAGGTAGTCGCGTTCCGGCGTCAGGCCGTGCAGCAGCGGGCTGTCGGCGTTGATCCGGGGGTCCTCGATTCCCCCGTCTCCGCACTTCACATCGGTCAGGCCGTAGCCGATGTACTTCCCCAGGCGCATACCCACGGGGGTCTCCCTTCCATGAGGACGGCCGCCCGGCGGGTGCCGGGCGGCCTGCGGTCAGTTGATCGTCTTGACGGACGACTCGAACGGGTCGTGGTCGGAGTGGTAGCTGGCTGCCAGGACGGCCCCGACCGAGCTGCTGAAGCGCCGCTCCTTCCGGTCCGGGCAGCCGGAGCACTGGAAGCGGAACTCGCCGGTCTCCGCGTCCCCCTCGGCCACCACCAGGGAGCCGTCGGGCGCGGTCATCACCTTGCTCACGGGTTCGAAGGCCATCAGACCAGCACGACCTTCCCGGCGGTCGACCAGGTGATCACACCGGCCTTGCCCAGGACGTCCAGGGTCCGGCTGGGGACCGACATGGAGACCGCCCTGTCCGAGCCGCACGCCATGAGCGACAGGTCGATCAGAGCGTGCACGGCCCCGGTGGACGCGACCTCGTAGTGCGCGGCGGCCGTCGCCAGCCGCTCCAGCGCTGCCTGCGCGCCCTCCTCGGGGTCCCTGAACGTCGCGTTCGTGACGACGATGAGTGCCATGTGTCTTTTCCTCTCCGATGGCCGCGACCGGTTCGCGGTTTCTGGCATCAGCTTCACAGGTTTCCGCACCCCCGAGTGTCCAGCATTGGGCATTCGGAGCGTGACGAAGGTCACAGAGTACGGTTCTGCCAGGTCTGGCCGTGCTCGTCGGTGTACTCCGTCCAGCGCAGCCGGTACCCGTGGCCCACCCCCGAGTCGCAGCCGAAAACCTGCTGCGGCCACGGCGAGCAACGGGTGCGGACCGGGCAGCCGCAGGTGAGCTTCACGACGATCGGTGCCCTCCGGCGGAACTTCCGGACCGGAGGGTCCTCCATCCCGGTCATGCCGCCTGGACCTCCAGGCGGATGAACGGCATCTCCGGCAGGGGGCCGGAGAACATCAGGCCGACGTCGGTCTGCTCGGCCAGCCGGTCGAAGGCCGCGTGGTGCATGAGGCCCGCGTACACCGAGCCGTCGGCCAGGGCCACGTCCGTCCACCAGGTGGAAGTCTCGCCCCACTCGACGACCGTCGAGAACGTCTCGGTCTCCAGCGAGACCGAGTCCGGCCGGATCGTGCACACGCCGACGGCGCGCAGGTCGACCGGGACGCAGAACTCCGGGTTCTCCGTCCGGGCCTCCATGTCCTCGAAGCAGGCGCTCATCGACAGGTGCGTCCTGTCGTCGCACCCGCGCACGATCAGCAGGGCCCGGGTCGAGCCGTCCGCGTACCCGCGCACGGCATTGCACACCTGCACGGCGGAGGGCATCTCCGTCATCTCGCCGAACACCTCCTCGATCAGCTTCCTGGCGATCACGTCGCTCACGTCTTCACGTCCTCCCTCTTGCAGCGGCACACCAGCCGCTGGTCGGGCATCACAGCGGGCTGGAGGCCCTTCTCGACGGCCTGGACGGCATCGAGAAGGGCCTCGTGCTGCTCTTCGGTCAGGCAGGCGGGCCACACGCAGGGGCGGCCCTCCCGGGGGCCCGTCACCGGGCCGGGATCTTGAAGGAGGTCACCTCGTGCGCCACGGAGAAGTGCCTGCGCAGCGCGTGGGACACCGTCCAGCCGTAGTCGGTCAGCCCGAACCGGGCCCAGCGCATGAGCCGACGTTCGACCGCCACGCCGGGCGAGGGGACCGGGAGCGGGTCGGCGATGCCGTACCCGCTGGGCTTCAGGTAGCGCGAGCCGTCCCGGGAGAGGGGCGGCATGGCGACGGTCACCAGGTCGTGCATGACCAGGTCCATCACCGCGTCCATCTCGCAGTGGTCGTCGGCCGTGTGGCCCTTCATCCGCAGCCCGTACTTCTCGGCCGCGTCCGGGCCGTCGGGGTAGGGGTTGCGGCGGGCGGCGTAGAGCATCGGCCAGTTCCGGGCCGAGAGGGTCAGCCGGTCCCAGCTCGGCTCGCCGTACCCGTCGACCACCCGGGTCTCGATGTACAGCAGCATCGACAGGTGGTCGCGGCCCCAGTCCAGCGGGCCGAAGGACTCGCGGCCCTCCCGGTCGTGCCACATCAGTCCGCTGGGAAGGCTCTCCTCGATCCGTGCGTTCACAGCTTCCCCTCCTTTTCGAGCAGGTCGTGGTCCGCGTCTCCGAGGAGAGTCTTGATCGCCTTGGCGATCTCGACGGCCATCCCGAAGACGGAGCAGGTGTGGTCGCCGCACACCTTCCGGTCGTGGTCGCGGACCAGCTCCGGGTACCGGGCTCCCATCGACTCGACCTCGCGCAGCAGGCGGGCCAGCGCGATGGCCGCCTTCGGGTCGATCAGGCCCGCCATCGCGCCTGCCGCGCCGCCCATGCCGTTCACCATGCCGTCACGCCAGGCGGTCTCCGGCGCGTAGACCTGGTAGAACGCACTTCCCGCCACGTCGGCCTGGGCCGTGTGGGCATGGATGTCCAGCATCGTGGCGGCCTGCCGGAGTGCCGTGACGTTCTCCGTCAGGGTCTCGGCGGACTCGGTCTCGACGTCGTCGAGCATCGAGTCCAGGCGCTTGCAGTCGGGGCCCTGGACGGCGGCCGGGCCGTAGCGGCAGCCGTCCTTCTGGCAGGCCCGCCCGTGGACCATCTCGCGTCCGGTCTTCACTCGCTCTTCTCCTTCCGGGCCTGCTGCGGGATCAGGCCGAGCGCCCGGCGGGCCTCGCGCCTGCGGCGGCGCGCACCCGAACGGGTGGGGTTGTCGGTCGGGTTCTTCCCGACCATGTCGCGCGGGTCCTTCACGTCTCTCCTCCGGGAGTCTTGATCCGCCTGCTCTTCCCGCTGTACCAGGGGAGCGCGAGGCCGTCGTTGTGCTCTCGCGGAACCAGGTGCAGGTGCAGGTGGAAAACGCTCTGCGTCGCCTCACGGCCACGGCTGGTGATCAGGTTCATCGGTCGGTCCGACCAGTGCACCAGCTCGGCCGCCCGGCGCACCGTCATGGCGGTGATCTCCGGCACCGACGAGAAGTCGGCGACGTGGACCTTCGGCACGACGAGCGTGTGGCCTTCGGTGACCGGCCCGATGGGCGTGAACGCCATGGTCTCCGGCCAGTGCTCGCGCTCCACCACCCACTTCGGGGGCTGGCGCACGCCTTCGGCGATCTCGCAGAAGGGGCACTGGCTGGCAGGCTTGACGATCGGGTCCTCGCACCCACGGCACCAGACGCCCGACGGGAGGTCGGCCGCGTACACCGGGTTCGACGGAGAGCCGACGGCCCGGCGGGCGCAGGACGGGCACGCGTACGAGCCGAACAGCAGGTACGCGACCGGCTCGGCCTTCATCGCGCGACCCGCAGGAGCTGGAACCCGTCCCGGTCGGGGTCGGTCTCGTGCTCGACGGCGTAGCCGCAATTCAGCAGGACGCGCGTGTACTCGGCCAGCGTTCCGGACTCGTTCTCGCAGGGGCCGAAGAACCGGACCACCGACTCCTCGCCGTCCTGCTTCACCTCGAAGCCGCCGGACCACCGGATTCCGGGACCCCGGTACTCGATGGAACCGTCGACCCGGCGGTGCGTGCGCACCCGCCACTCGTCGGACTTGCTCTTGACGCTGGCGAACCCGCCGCACGACAGGAAGTCCGACACCTCGTGTGCCTTTGCCACCTGCATCTCCTTTCCTTTAACTTCATTCTAGCACGGGAAGGTTGAGACGCAGAAGCCCCTCCCCGGAGGGACCGGGGAGGGGCGGATCGGAGGCGGCGGAAGGGCGTCAGACGCGGAAGACGGTCGCCTTGCGGACCATCACCGAGTTCTCGACGCCGCCCGCGCGCATCTCGCGGCCGAGCGGAACCGTCGACTGCTGCGTGGAGCGGGAGACGTGGCCGAGGAAGTCGAGGATGTACGACTCCAGGTGCGCGGCGTTGTGCTGGGTGACGTCGAAGCCGGTGGCCGTGACGATCCGGACGTCCGTGATCTCCCAGCGGCCGGTGTGCTTCGCCTCGAAGACGTAGACGATCTGCGCGCCCAGCTCGTCGGTCGCGAAGACCAGGTACTTCGAGGCTCCGGAGATGCGGATCTCGATGTCGATCTTCTTGTCCGGCATGACGAGCTTGCGGAGCTGGTCCGCCGAGGACGTGACGACGGCCGGGGCGAGCTGTTCGTCGACCGGCTTCGACTCCGGCAGGACGGCCTTCTTCGCACCCTTCGGGACGAAGTTGCGGCGGCCGTTGTCGGGGTCCTTGAAGATGGCCGCGTACATGTCCCACGAGCTGGCCAGCGCCGTCTTCTTGCCGTCGATGTGGAGGGTGGAGTCGCACCAGTTCCACTTGCCGCCGGACGACAGCTTGAACGTGATGGTCATCCGGACCCGCGCCGAGCTGTGCACCAGCGTCAGGTGGCCGAATCCTCGCCGTTCGACGATCGGCTCCACGCCCGTGTTGTCGAGCAGGAAGCTGTAGGGCTCGAAGGCCACGCCGGGAAGTTCGTCGACCGAAACCGTGTTCACGCGTTCTCCTTTTTCCGATTCCTTCAACTTAACTGTACCACAGCTAAGTTGCTCAGAGTCCCCAGATGTTGGGGACCTTAGTCGAGATGTCGGCCGACATACTCGACGTCGATGATCTGCACCTCGTCGGTGTGCTTTCCGAAGGCCCAGACGATCCGCTCGCCCACAGGCCCGATGCGCACGTACGAGATCCAGAGGTCGTCGCGATTGTCGAAGCGCGAATCCGGCTTCATGCGGTGCGACTTCAGGCCCGGGTGGGCCGGATCGCTGGCCAGGTTCGTCAGCGCCTTCTCGACCTGCTTCATCTTGCCCCGGTCGCCCGACTTGCGGATCTTCTCGATCCCCTTCTGGGCGGCCGGGGTGATGTTCAGCGTGAAACTCATGCCGCGTCACCCCAGACGAGGGAGTGGATCTCGTCCGGCGTACGGACGGTCACTCCGTAGTCGCCCCGGCCACGGGCCTCCTCGTTGAAGAGCAGGGCGGCAGCCACATCCCCCAGCTCGTCACCCAGCGCCTCCTCGGGCGACAGGATCTCCGGCGACTCCGGCACGGAGACGGGTACCAGTGCCACCGGCACCAGCGTGATCACCCCGTCCGTGTCGCGGATCGCGTCGTACAGCTCGTGACCACCGGACAGCGCCCGAAGGCTCGCCCGTCCCTGGCGGTCCAGCTTGATCAGGCTCATAGGCCCTCCTTCCACTCCCCACTCTAGGGGACTTCCCTACGAGGGGCAACCCCTCTTTCATCACGTCTCTCCCGAGCCACCCACGGCCCGCAGACGGCCTCTCACCGGCCCCGGGCGGCACGGGGAGCCGGAAGACGCCCACGGCCCGCAGACGGGCGGCCAGCCCCCACGGCGGGGCACCCTGGCCCGGCGGCCGGGACCCACCGGCACCGGCCCGCAGCCGCCCACGGCGGAAGCCCCACCGCTTGTCCCCACGAAGTGGGTCGCCCTCCTCAGGCGCGCCCCGCGCGCGGACGACGACGAGGAGGAGGTTCCTGGAGGAGCGTCAGTGCGGGCCGGTGGGCGGAGCCCGCCGGGACGTGATGATGCGACGACAGGAGGCTCTTCCGAGGAGGAGGATTCTTATAGGGGGTGGATTAGCTCGTTTCCCCAGGTCAGGTCGGCTACCGACCGCTGCCGGAGAGGTTAGGGACTGGGAACCTGCGGATAGGGACTATCCAAAATAGGTCAGGGATATTGAGGGGCGAATCCGGACATAATTTCGCAGTGGGCGGATCGTGCGCCGCGCCGCCGAGGTGTGAGAGGCTGGAACCAGAGGGCAGTCCCCCTGACCTCCAGTTCCACACCTGGGTCCTCTAGCTGCGAAAACGACTCGCCTCTGCTAGGGTCTCCAGTACGGAAAGGAGTTTGAGATGGGACACGAGGCAAGCCTCATCAGGGCAGATCTGCTGGACGACCTGTGTGAATTCGGGCGTACCGCCCCTGTGCCGCTCTGGGTGGTGCAGCGCTTCAGCGACGACTTCGGCACCCTCGGCGTGTACGTCAGGATTCTGTCGGCGGCCGAGCTGGCGGACCCGGAGAAGATGTGCGTGACGGTCTCGAAGAGCTGGGCGCGCGAGCTGCTGGAGGGGGACCTGCGGGAGCCCATGTCCCGCCTGCTCGACGTCGGCGCGGTCACGCAGGTCGCGGCGTACCGGAGCGGCAAGGTCCGGTTCCAGATCGAGGAGTTTCCGCCCAGGGTCCGTGCCGAACTCGACTCGTACCGGCGGCCCGGCGGCCGACTGGTGGCGGCGTTCTGAGAAAAGAAGAAGGCCCCGGTGGGTGAGACCGGGGCCTATGCAAAAGCAACAAACCAAGTGAAAGGTAACACAGAAATGGCAGGCGTGTCACGGCACTTCACGGTGGTGGACGACTGGGTTCTGCTGAATCCGGAGATCACCTCCACCGAGTACCGGGTGTACTCGATCATCAAGGGGCGCATCCGGCACAAGGGGAGCATCCCCCGGGGCGGCTTCAAGGTGACCGCCTCCTGGGTCTTCGAGACGTCCAAGGGGATGATCTCGGTCAGCACCGCGCACAAGGCGATCCAGGGCCTGGTCAAAAAGGGCGTCTTCCGGCGGCTGAACGACCCCAACTGCGGGATCGGCGCGGAGTTCGAGATCGTGGTGATTCCGTCCGAGGGATACCAGGGCGAACGCAGTGTGATGCAGGCCGGAAGCAGGGCCGAGCGCAAGAACGAGCGGGGCGTCCACTTCTCCGAGATCGAGCTGAGCGGCCACCGCTCGAACGGCCTCATCCTGGAGGAGGTGCGAACCCCGGCTCCGTCTAGTACGCTGACCATGACGGAAGTTGAGGACGAAGCCCCTCTCGACGAAGACATCCGCCCGGAGGTCCACGAGAAGGAGGCCGAGTTCGCCAGGGCGCTCATGGAGCGGACCGCCAGGAAGAGCGAGACCCACCTCCGCCTGATGGAGGGGGCCTGCTTCCGCCTGGCCGGGCTGGCCCGGCCCGCCCTGGACCGGGGATGGGACCCCGACAGGCTGGCCGCCCGGCTTGCGGCCGAGCTGAACCCGAAGATCCACGCCCCGGAGCGCTTCCTCGCCGGGAAGTTCAAGGA